AAATATGGCTCAAACAGTAGCAGAAGTGCTAACAGCAGCAACAGATAGCGTAACGCTTATCAACGACATCAATACGAATGGTAAAAAATCAACGTATGTTGGTGGTTCAGCAGAAGCTGATACAACTTGGACACAAGCCGAGATAAATGAAGTAGTACAGCGTAATGTTGATCATTTAGAAACTATCTTGCTTTACGAACCTGTTGATTCAGATGATGATACACCTAACGTAGTAGGTTCATCTTCAAGTAAAAAAACTACTTGTAGTGGCGGAGTTACAACTGGTAAAGCTTATATAGCAGCTAATTCATAATGACTGAAGAAGTAACAACTGAAACTACAGAACAACCTGTAGACCCACAATTACAACAAAGAATCGCTTATACCGAAACTTTGCAACAAGAGATACAAAATCTTAGAGAGCAAATGGCTCAACTACAATATCAATTAGATATTAGAGTTACAGCTTTAGTTGGTTATCAAAGTACCTTAGAAGTGATAGAAGAACCTGTTTTAAATGGAAAAGGAGATAACGTTGATGATGTGGATTAATATATTTATGTGGATTACAGCTATTGTAGCCATAGCTTCACTTGTAGCTGCGGTTACACCAACTCCTCAAGGAGATAAATGGTTAACAAAACTCTATAAACTAATAGATTTTTTAGCTTTAAATATAGGCAAAGCTAAAGATAAATAATGCCTAAAAGAACCGTAATGGAAGTAGCCGCACATATAGAAAGACACGAAGCAGTTTGTACAGAACGTTGGCTCGAAACTATTCATCGAATAAAACGTCTTGAGTTATTTGTAATAGCTACCTTAGTTACACTTTTATTAAGTACGGGAGCTATCTTAGCTGATCAATTATTTTAAAATGACTAATGCCCTTACAAAAATACATTTTTCGACCAGGAGTTAACAAAGAAGGAACTGACTATTCTAACGAGGGTGGTTGGTTTAATTCAAACCTTGTTCGATTTCGCAAAGGTCTTCCTGAAAAAATAGGTGGATGGGCAAAAGCTACTTTAAGTACATATCAATCCACAGTTAGAGCTCTTCATGCTTGGGTAGATTTATCTTTAACAAGATATTTAGGTTTAGGTGCTACATGGAAGTATTACATAAAAGAAGGAGATAACTTTTATGATATTACTCCTCTTCGAGAAACCACGTCTGCAGGCGATGTTACATTTGCAGCAACTAACGGCAGTTCAACTATTACAATTACAGACACAAACCACGGCGCAGTAACTGATGATTTTGTTACGTTTAGTGGCGCTGCTAGTTTAGGTGGGACTGTAACCGCGACAGTTTTAAATCAAGAATATCAAATACTTTTAGTTACAGGTGTTAGTACTTATACGATTACAGCTAAAGATACTTCTGGCGCAACAGTAACAGCTAACGGTAGCGATAGTGGTAACGGCGGAAGTTCTGTCGTAGGGGCATACCAAATTAACGTAGGACTAGATACTTATGTGGAGTCTACAGGGTGGGGAGCAGGAACTTGGGGAGCAGGAACTTGGGGCTCAGCAACAGCGATTACAGCTTCTAATCAATTACGTCTATGGTCTCATGATAATTTTGGAGAAGACCTAGTTATGAATGTACGAGCAGGTGGGGTTTTTTATTACGACATAAGTACAGCTACATTAGGAACCACTAGAGCAATACCTTTAACAAGTTTATCAGGAGCAAATCTAACACCTACGGTAGCATTACAAGTTTTAGTCAGTGACGTGGATAGACACGTTGTTTGTTTTGGCGCTGATCCAATATCAGGAAGCTCGCGATCAGGGGCAGTAGATCCTTTATTTATAGCTTGGAGCGACCAAGAAAACGTTTCTGAATGGGAGCCTTTACCAACCAATACCGCAGGTTCTTTTAGATTGTCCGCAGGATCTCAAATTATTGGAGCACTTCGAGCTAGACAAGAAACTTTAATTTGGACAGATACTGCATTGTATTCAATGACTTTTGTGGGTCAACCTTTTACATTTGGTGTAAATTTAGTAAATGAAGGGGTTGGGTTAATATCCCCTAATGGAGCAGTTAATACTCCTAAAGGTGTTTATTGGATGGATAAAAAAGGATTTTATACGTATTCAGGTTCTGTTCAAGATATTCCCTGTACTGTTCAGGATTATGTTTTTAGTGATTTTAATGAAGGACAAGCTTTTCAATCATTTGCCTTTGTAAATAAAGAATTCGACGAAGTAGGATGGTTTTATTGTTCCTCAAGTTCTTCGGTTATAGATAAATATGTAGTTTTTAATTATGAAGACGGAGTTTGGACTATAGGAGATTTAACCAGAAGCTCTTGGTTAGATGAGGGAATATTTAACACCCCAATGGCTACGTATAGCACGAATGATGTGGGGTATTTATATAACCATGAAACAGGTAATGACGATGATGGTTCTCCTATGGACAATGTGTTTATAGAATCTAGTGATTTTGATTTAGGGGAAGGAGAAGAGTTTCAATCGATAAAAAGAATTATTCCTGATATAAAATTCACAGGAAGTGGAGGCACAGGTCAAACCATTAACATGGTAGTTAAAACTAGAAATTTTCCTGCAGAAAGTTTATCAACATCTACAACAAGCGCCTGCACCAGTAGTACTTCTAAAATTGATACTAGAATTAGAGCTCGCCAAGCAGTGCTAAGAATCGAATCAGATGACGATAATAGCGAAGGAGCAAGGTTAGGAGTAGGTTTTAGAATAGGTGCTACAAGAATGGATGTACAACCTAACGGCAGACGTTAATGGCTAAAATATTAGAAACAAAACTTCCTATAGCTATAGGGGAAATATCCCCAGAAACATTTAATAGACTCGTTAGAGTTTTAGAACTTAGTTTAAACAAAGTCGATATAGGTGCAACACCTACGTTTAATGAAACACAACGTAATGAAAATAAATTCGAAGACGGGGATTTAATTTGGAATATAGAAACAGAACAATTACAATTATGGAACGGTCTTAAATGGGTAGATATCTATACAGGAACCGAACAAGGGGTAGAAGGCGTTGCTTTTCTTGGAGAAATTACGGTTTCAACAAACGGAGCGACAACAATATCATTGTGATGAATAAAGATAAATTAATAGAAGAATTAATCAAAGACGAAGGATATAAATACGAAATATATCTAGACCACCTTGGCTACCCCACATTCGGAGTAGGTCATTTAATTTTAGAAAAAGATGAAGAATATGGAAAGCCTGTTGGTACTCCTGTTTCAGAAGAAAGAATTAAAGAATGTCTTAGTAATGATATTGAAATAATTTGTAATGAATTAAATAGAAATATGGAATGGTGGCAGGATCTAAACGATACCAGACAACGTGTGTTGGCTAATATGGCATTTAATTTAGGATTACCTAGATTAAGTAAGTTTGTTAAATTCTTAAAAGCTGTTCAAGATTCAGATTGGGAAAAAGCTTCAGAAGAAATGATGGACTCTAAATGGGCGACCCAAGTAGGGGATAGAGCAAAAAGATTAAAAATAAAAATGTTAAAAGGAGTGTAAATGAAGGGTGTAACGCATTACAAAAGAGACGGGAGACCCTATAAAGGGGGTACTCATAAAATGCCTAACGGAACTTTACATTCAGGGAAATCTCATGGCAAAACAAGTGAGAGATTATATCATTTTAAAGATTTAAGTAAAAAAGCTAAATTAAAAGTAAAAGGAAAAAAATAATGCCAAGTAAAAAAACACATAAAACTAAAGACGGCAGAACAGCTAAAAAAGGTCTTTATTACTATATAAATAAAAAGAAAGCAGAAGGCAGGAAGCCACGTAAAAAAGGAGCTAAAGGTGCTCCGACTGCTGCTGCTTTTAAACGTTCAGCTAAAACAGCTAAAAAACCTAAAAAGAAATAATGGCTACTAAGCGCAAAGAAAAGTCTATACGACGCACTACGAAAGGAAAAGGTGCTAATTACCGTAAGACTAAATCTGGCGCGGGAATGACGGCTAAGGGTGTAAAAGCCTATAGGAAGAAAAATCCTGGATCTAAACTTAAAACAGCTGTTACAGGTAAAGTTAAAAAAGGTAGTAAAGCCGCAAAAAGAAGAAAATCTTATTGTGCAAGGTCAGCGGGACAAATGAAGAAGTTCCCTAAAGCCGCCAAAAATCCTAATTCTAGGTTGAGACAAGCAAGAAAGAGATGGAAATGTTAATATGTATGAATATAGTTGCACAGTTGAAAGAGTGGTTGATGGAGATACTATCGACGTTGTGTTGGATCTTGGGTTTGATATTATGTATAAGTCTCGTGTTAGGTTATATGGGATTGATACTCCCGAGTCACGTACTCGTGACCTGGATGAAAAGGCTAGAGGAAAAATGGCTGGGGCTTTCTTAAAAGCTGCTATTGAAAAAGGTACTAAAGTTGTTATACAAACTGAAGTAAAAGATTCAAAAGGTAAGTATGGAAGAGTTTTAGGAAACGTTGTGGTTGACGGAGTTAATATAAATAAAAAGATGATAGAAAGTCATTTAGCTGTTGCTTATTTTGGACAATCTAAAAACGACGTAGAAGAAGAACATTTAGTTAATAGAAATAAATTAATTGAATTAGGTAAATTTAATCCTCAGGAGTTGTTATGAAAATAGGTGGAATATTAAAAAGTGTGGTCGGAGCGGTAGCTCCTACCCTAGGTACTGCACTAGGTGGTCCAATGGGCGGTATGGCGGCTAAAATGATTTCAGAAGTATTGGGTGTTCCTAATACTCCTAAAGCGATAGATAAAGCAATACAAGAAGCCACTCCCGAACAACTTCTCGAACTTAAAAAAGCAGAACAAGCATTTGAAATTCAAATGAAAGAGCTTAAAGTAGATGTTTTTAAGTTAGAAACAGCAGATATACAAGATGCAAGAGGTAAATTTTCTAAAGATTGGACAGCCAGAATCATGGGTATAGTTGTTGTGGGCGGTTTTATGGGCTACATATTTTTAGTCACCATCCAGCCTCCTGAGCAAAACTCAGAGGCATTGATAAACCTTGTTCTAGGCTACCTTGGTGGTTTAGCTTCTGCGATTATAAGTTTTTATTTTGGAGCGTCTCAGAAACAAGACTAATGGATCAAGCAGTAACATTTATAAACGAAGTTGGTTTTCCTATTGCAGCAGCACTAGGTTTAGGTTTCTTTATATGGAAACTTATCAATAGAATTATTGATGGTATGGAAACAAAGTTAGATGTACTAGACGAAAAAGTTGCAGTACAAATAGCAGCAATGGAAGAAAGGCTAGGGGGCAAACTAGATTCACAACATGGTATTTTAGTAGCTTTGATAGATAGAATAAGATCTCTTGATAATGAAATTATTAGGCAAGATACTATGATCAAAACAATCCTAGGAGTTCCTAATCTTATAGATATAGATAAAATCGCTAAAGCGGATAGAGACGACCAACGTAAAGATTGATGAACAAACATGATAATCTTTTTGCAATAATAGGTTTATCTATAGTATTACTTGTAGTAGTTCTACAACAAGTACAGGCTGATGAAATGGTACATCAGTTTAAAAGTCCTTCTTTTAACGGAGAAGGAACTTCTAGTCATTATTTAACTATAGAAAACCAAGAAGCTAATCGCAAACAAGCTATAGAAGAAGAAATACAGGCTCTTAAAGACGAAATAGAAAGAGAAGAAAATAACACAGTGGAAGCTAGGTTTATGCGCAACCTTACTTCACGAATTTATGCAAACATTGCTAGGCAAGTAGAGGCTGCATTGTTTGGAGAAGATACAAACAAAAGTGGATCTATGGAACTTGATGGAAACACGATAGATTATGAGATTACGGAAGAGGAGGTTAGAGTTACAATCACTGATGAAGACGGCAATACAACAGAAGTTATCGTACCTATTGGTGGTTTTACTTTCTAGTTGTGCTTTGATGATTGATCCGCTAGAAAATAATTTACCACCAATCAAGCATATACAACCTGCTTCGATTGAGAAACTATACACTGCTTTAGCGGATGTCGAAGAGCCTTCTAGGAAACCAGTTATTTCCGTATATGCTAATGATTTTAAAGATCAAACAGGACAACGTAGATCGAATGCTAAATATGCAACTTTTGCTACAGCAATTACACAAGCACCGCATGCATACCTTATACGAGCACTTAAACACTCTGGGTTTTTTGAAGTAGTCGAACGAGTCGCTCTTGAATCAGTTAGTAAAGAAAGACAACTAATTCGTTCAACTCGAGAAACGTTTGACGAAAAACAAAAACTCTTACCCCTCAAATTTGGCGATATGATTATGACAGGTGGAGTGTTATCGTATCAAGCAAATATAAGTTCTGGAGGAGCAGGGGCTAGAAATTTAGGAATAGGTTTTTCTAAACAATATAGAGAAGATATAATTACTATTAGTTTACGAACGGTCTCAGTAAGTACGGGCAGAGTCCTTACTGAAGTGTTGGTTACTAAAACTGTTTTATCAGCTTCTTTAGATAGTGATGTTTTTAGATTTATAAGTCAGGGAACAGAGCTTATAGAGATAGAAGGAGGAAATGTTAGGAACGAGCCGATGAGCGTAGCTTTACAAATAGCTATCGAAACAGCTGTGTTAGAAACAATTAAAGAGGGTTTAGATAAAAATTATTGGAGGTTAATACAATGAAAAAATATCTATTTATACTTATATTTTGTGCACCTATTTACGGAGCAGATAACGAAATATTCATTGATCAAAGTTCAGGAGCATCTAATTCTAATATAGATTTAGAACAGTTAGGTTCTGGTAATATTATCGGAGGAGCCACTGCAGCAGCAGGTTCTATGACTGATTTAAATTTAGTAGGGACAGCACTTAATTTAGATATAAATCAGATTGGCGATACAAACAAGTTTTTGGGTGATATTGTTTCAGATTCATATACAGGGTTTTTTGAGTTTGATGGCAACAGTAATACTTTTAATATGAACACCGATAAAACAGCAACTTACGGAGCAGATTCATCAAATGTTAATGTAGACGTGACTGGAAACAGTAATACATTTACTTTAAATCAAGCCACTTCTGCCTTAGCCAGTACATTAGACTTGGATTGGATTATCAATGGTTCTAGTAACACAATCACATCTTCGATCAATGTGGATGCTGCTACAAACTATGTCAACATAGACGGATCAGATAATGCTTTAACACATACAGCCACTGGTTATGCGGGTAATTACTTTTACCTAGACCACGACGGGGCTAATAGAACATTTAACATCACACAATCATCAACATTAGATAATGACTGGCTCAAAATACTTAGTTCTGGTACTAGCACTTCTACTGTCTGCGTCATTCAAAACGACCAAGGCACAGGCACAAGCTGTTGATATAGGAAGTATCAGTGAGCTAAAAGGTAATGCTCAGGTTGTACGAGACAAGCCGTATGGCGCAGAACTATCGTTTCCTATCCAGCAAATGGATAATGTCAAAACAGAAACTGGTCGAGTCGCGATTACGTTTGCTGACGATACGATTGTTCGCGTTATGGATCATAGTAGGTTAGTTATAGATACATATATTTATGATCCTAATCCTAAAAAATCTGAGATGGCTCTTAGGTTTGCTAGTGGAACAGCAAGATTCGTAACAGGTAAATTTAATAATAAAAAGAATATAAAAATCAGTACTCCTAGTGCTGATGTGTTTGTTAGAGGCACAGATTTTACAATTACAACAACTCCAGAAACAGGCGCTTCTTTAGTTATTTTATTGCCCGACGAGTACGGAGAATCTAGTGGGGAGATAGTTGTCGCCACAGCTATGGGGCAAGTTGTATTAAACCAACCGTATCAAGCTACAACAGCTATGACCTATAATCAAGCCCCTTCTAAACCTGTGACGTTAGATATAAGTTTAGAGTTTATAGATAACATGTTAATAGTAAACTCTCCTAATGAAAAAGATAATATAGAAGAAGAATCACAAACAGGTACTACAGCAGATTATTTAGATTTTAATGATTTAGATGTAGATTTTTTAGCAGAAGATTTTTTAGATAACGAAGCTGATTTAACATTTACAGAACTAGATATAAATTATCTTGACGTAAACTTTCTTGAAGACTTACTTAATATACTTGATGCTTTAGCCGTAGGAGCTGAAGAAGATCAATTAAATCAAATTGCGACTGGAATAAAAATAACAGGTACACAAATAGGTCAGGACAAAGTAAGCCAAATAACAACAATTATTACAGGACAACTTATTAGTTTTAGACGAAGCGTAGGAGAAACAGTACGAATAGACCTTGACGGATCAAGTTCTTATACCTTAGTTTTGTTACAAAATGGTGTAGAAAATATAATAAAAGTTAACGGTGGTTCTTCAAATACTATAAACATAAAACAAGGAAACTGATGAAGAAAATAGTTTTTACAATTTTATTTATAGTTTTACTTTTTCCGTTAGCGTTTCAAACAACTCCGTTAGAAGTATTAAAACTAAAAACATTTGATGCTTTTCTTCCTAAACAACAACCTTCTGGTTATTTTACAATTTTAAATATTACAGAAGAAGACATAACAAACGAGGGGGGATATCCTTTATCCAGACAGACCTTAGCACAAATACAAATTAACTTATTACGGAAAGGTGCGATAGGTGTCGGGTGGGTTGTTGCTTTTCCACAACCCGATAGATTCGGAGGAGATTTCGAATTTATGGAAGCGCTAGGTTTTGCTCCTAGTGTGTTAGCTATGTATGAAAACGATACAGATAATTACCCACCGACCACAGGGACAGTAATTTTAGGAGAAAATATCGGGGGGATAGAAGCTCAAGGAGTGGTACAAAACATAGACGTCTTAAAACAAAATGCGTCTCAAGGAATTGCAGTAGCTAGACCTGAAGTTGATTCTTTAGTTCGTAGATTACCTTTGTTATTAAGAACTCCTGATGGATTCGTGCCAGCTTTTGGAACAGAAGTTTTAAAAATATTAGCTGGAGCAGATACCTATGTTATTAAAACAAACGAAAATGGTTTAGAAGAAATAAGAGTAAAAGGTTTACCTTCTGTTCCTGTAGATTCTTACGGTAGAAAATGGGTAAGTTGGGTAGATACCCCACAGACCACGTTACAAGAAATGAACGTAGAAAATAAGTTTGTTTTTGTGGGGTTTACTGCTAAAGGAATTATGCCCCAGTTAAGTACCCCTGTTGGCTATCTTGAGCCTCATAAAATACAAACCGCATTAGCCGAAAGTATTCTTATAGAAAATAGTCCATACGTACCTGATTATGCTTTAGCTGTAGAGCTTCTTATCTTTTCTGTAGTTATAAGCTTAATCTGGTTAGTTTTAAACGTATTCGGAATAACCTCTGGAATAGTATTAGCTACCCTTATTTCTTTCTTAACTGCGTTTTCTGGGCTTTATTTAATAAAAAACGGGTTATTAATAGACGTAACATGGACATTAATAGCTGGAATCTTAACAGGGACAACAGCTTTTTATATAAACTATCGGACACAATTTAAATTACGTCAACAGATTAAAAAACAATTTGAACATTATTTAGATCCTCGCCAAGTAAAACAACTACAAAACAATCCTGAGTTATTAAAATTAGGAGGTGAAAAAAGGTACTGTACCTTTCTGTTCACAGATGTAAGGGGATTTACAGCTATGAGCGAAAGTATGCCTCCAGAAGAAGTTACTATAATTATGAATAAAGCATTGACTATTCAACAAAAAGTTGTACAAAAACATGGGGGCATGGTGGATAAATATATAGGCGATGCAATGATGGCTATCTTTAACGCACCGTTAGATTTAGAAAACCATGCACATAAAGCAGTTCTTGCTGCTATAGAGATACAACAACTTATAAAAGAAGAAAATATTGGAATAGAAATCGGAGTTGGATTAAATACAGGTGACGCTGTTATTGGCAACATGGGCAGTGACACTCGTTTCGATTACACCGCTATTGGCGACGCTGTAAACACTGCGGCTAGAATGGAGAGTAGTTGTAAGGAAGTAGGAGAAGATATAGTGATTACGGAAAACACAGCATCACAAACTCAAATAGAACTTAGACCATTAAAACCTATAAAAGTTAAGGGGAAAGAAAAAACAATTAATATATACACAGTCAATGATCTTGAAGTATAATCATTTTATCAGTTCTTTACTGCAGCCTTCGGGAACGGCTTTATCCGCTAATAATGAATAAAATAAGGAAGGGGAATGAGTAATTTTTTTGTAGTGGGATTACCTAGAAGCCGTACAGCTTGGTTGGCTAATTTCTTAACATACGAAAATAAATTCTGCTTTCACGAAGGCATCAACGGTTGTTCTACCCTAAAAGAATACAAAAACAAACTTGGGGACAATAAAGGAGACAGTTGTACTGCGTTAATGTTATTAAATTTAAACAAAGAATTCCCTGAAGCTCCTGTAGTTGTTATTGAAACAGATACAAAAAGAGCTATAGAATTTTCTAAAGAAATTTACGGTAAAGACTTAACTCAAGAGATGAATGTATTAAATGAACAAATGAAGTTTATAAAAGGATTAAGGATAAGGTTAGAAAATTTAGATAATTCTCTTGAAGAAATATGGACATATTTAATCGGAACCTCGTACAATAAAGAAAGAGGGGATTTATTAAAAAATATGAACATCCAAACAAATAATTTTAATTACGACATAAAAGCTGCAGGAGAATTGTTATGCCGATAACTGCTGCATTAATAGCGGGAGGAAGTGCTATTCTTGGGAACCTAGTAGCTCCTGAACCCAAAGGCTCTAGTGGTGGGGTTTCTTCGTCAACTCAATCAGGAAACTCAGGATTAAATTATACACCTGTGGGATTAGAATCTTTAGAAATTACTCCTTTCGAATACAAACTTTTAAACGAGATGTTTAAAGAACAACAAGAACCCCAAGAAATGATGTACGGTGGTCCTTTATATGCAAAAGGTGGGGGCGATTTAAATAAAGCACTTTTAGGGGCGGCAGGTTTAAGTATGATTCCAGGAACATTAGGAGATTTTGGAAGAACACTTTCAGGAGGATTAACTTCTATGGAGGAACAAGAGCCTAAAGGATTAATTTCTTTATTATTTGAACATTTTACTAAAGATGATGAAGAAGACGATAAAGAAGAATCTATCGTTCCTGGTCTACAAAACGGTGGTCCGCTATATTTAGCAGAAGGTGATGATATTTATAGACAAGAAGTAATAGCGCAAAGACCTGAAGGAATTATGTCTGTTGATAATGACATAGAACCAGACTTAAATATACCTGATCCTAAACCCACCGTTACAGATTTTAAAAAAGAATTAGACGACATGCTTAGACGTCAATTAATGCAAGATATAGTAATGAACGAAATACCTGATCTTGTTTCTGTACTTATGTCGAATAGAAATCAAAAAGCTAATGTTAGTGGCAGAGGAAACATAGTTCCAGGAAGTGGACGTGGAAGTGGGAGATCTATATCTAATCAAGATTTTAGAGTCGCAGGAACTACTGTGAATCCTTTCTCCTATAGAAGATTAAAAAACGGTGGTACAATGGTAGATGGAGTATTAGATAGACCTATGTTTGCGGCAAATTATATGCCTAACGGAGGGGAGATGGAAGGTCCAGGTGGTCCAAAAGACGATTTAATACCTGTGATGGCTAGTAATGGAGAGTTTATGTTATCTAAAGCAGCAGTTGATCAAGCAGGTGGCGGCAATCATTCTGAAGGAATTGCGATGTTAGAAGCTTTTAACGAATTAGGGAATCAAAGATATGGCAGATAGATCAGAACGAGAATTTTCATCACAAGCACCTGCAGGTTATATAGGTGATTTTTTATCGCAAGGTATATTCCCTTATTTACAGGGTTTTATGCAAAACCAATTCGATAATATAGGAACACCTGACGCAACTCCATTTACATATACAGGCGATAGAATAGCTGAATTTGATCCTCGCGAACAATACGCGATGGATATGTCTGATGCGGCTATAGGTAGTTATCGACCATTTATTTCTGAAACCTCAGATATCTATAGAACAGGTATGGATGATTTTAGAAACATACAAGGAGCAGGTTTAGCCGCTTTTGGAGACGCAGGAGCAGCAACAGCCGCAAGTCGTGGAGATTTTGATCCATCGTCTATGTCTAGTTATTACAACCCTTTCGAAGAACAAGTAGTTCAACAAACATTATCAGATATAAGTAGAGGATTATCTCAGGGTGATATGGCACTTAGAGACCAAGCAGTAAGTTCTGGAGCCTTCGGCGGTTCAAGAGGTAGATTAACACAAGAAGAATTAGCTAGAAAAACTGGTAGAGGAGCCGCGGAAGCTGTAGCAGGTATACGGAGTGGGGGGTTTAGTGACGCTTTAAAAAATGCTATGACTGGATTCGAAAGCGGAAGACAAAGAGATGCGAATGCAGCAGGTTTATTTACAGGTATTGGAAGTGACGTCGGTAGAGCAGGAATGCAGGGGGCAGGTATTGCTCAGAGTTTCGGACAAGGCACAGCTAATTTAGGTTCGCAATTTGCAGGTCTTCAAGAAGGAGATATAAACCGTACTATGGGTATAGGTTCGTTAGGTAGAGGAAGATCGCAAGCGGGACTTGATAGAAATTATTCTGATTTTGTAGGTACTTATAATTTACCGATGACTACGTTAAGTAATACTGGTTCTATTTTAGGGGCTCTTGGACCAATGGCAGGTGGTTTTGGTTACGCAGGCAGTAGTGCACCAATGGATTACGGAACGAGTGGTCGACCTTTTTATCCAACCCAAACAATGGGAGCTGTTGGCGGCGGTGGTATGGGTGGTGGTATGGGCGGCGGAGGATTTTTCGGTGGTGGTATCGGCAGTCTTCCTGGTGGTTTTTACGGCATGGGAGGCATGCCTAATTATGGTTCTACAGCTACTACAGGAACTTATGGCATTAATATGCCTGTAGCATAGGGGTAAATATGGCAAACGGAAGACAAAGAAGCGGAGGATTAGGCGGATTACCATTTCCAACGTTTAATGCGGGCGGAGAAAAAGGTGTTATACCCCAACTACAACTTAGACCCGCACCAATAAACTTTCCACGAGCAGGTGGCGGAGGGGGTTCGAGAAGCAAAGGTGTTAACCCTGCAGCATATTTTGCTCCTGGACTTCTTAGTTTATTAGGTGATAGAATTTTACCTAAACCTGACGTAAAACAAAGACAACCCACAGGAGATGCTAGAATAGACAGAGCCACAGCACAAGCCGATAGGATATACGGAGCAGAAAGAGAAGCTCCTACATTGTTCCAAGAACTCTTGCCTATGGGGATTGATGCATTAGCAGCCGCAGGATTTGGTGACGAAGGCGGAACACAGTATGCACAAACAGCTATTAATAGAAAGATAGCCAACAGGACTGCGGAAAGAAAATTAGCCGACGACAAAAGACAATTTATAAAAGAACAATTAGCTCCTGAATCAGCGCAATCAAGAACGATGATAGACGCAGAAAAAATAAAAGTTGGGGTAGCAGATACTCGAAGAGGTTTCTTTTTACCGAAAGAACAAAGATTTAAAGTTTTTGATCCTAAAAACCCTAAAGCTAACGAAGACGGATTCGCTTATGCTAGTGATGTGGGTAAAGGCAGTTGGTTAGATGTAGATCAAACGGGGGGAGACAGTAGGGATTTAAGTTTCTTAAAAGACCCGCAATACGAAGCGTTATTTGAATTTAGTAAAACACAAAAAGAACAAGACAGTGCTTTATTAAGTACATTTGATGCAGTTAATAATGTTATAAAAGAATTAGATAAAGCAATAGATAATCCAGCATTAAATCCTGCTACAACCATAGCTACGGGGCTTAGATTCGTTGACGATCTTTATGCTAATATAGATCAAGTATTTGTTGATAAAGGCTACGAAAATGCGTTTAATCAAACCACAGGAGACGATAGTGGATTAGCTGCTCAAGATTTATGGCTTTCGTTAAAAGGTGGAACTGATGATGAAATTAATAGAGCAACTAAAGCATTAGAAAACAAACTAGGTATTGATCTTTCCTCTAGGGAATATTTAGGAAGTCTAGCGTATAGTAATGTTCGATTAAGATCGCAAATGTTATCCCTTGCTTATGCTGCGGCTGCTTCGGCAGGTCAAACTGGCAGAACTTTATCTGATAAAGATTTAGCTTTTTTCCTACAACAAGTAGGTTTTGGAGCATCACAAAATCCTTTAGTTTTGAAAGAAAATTTATTGCAATTTACTGACGGTGTTCAACGAAAAAATGATGATAGAATACCTGTGTTTTTACCTAAACGAACACTAGCTCAATACAACCTAGATAATACTATTGTTCAATCAACTTTAGGTGAATACTATATTCCTACCAAAAATGAAGAAGGGAATGATAATTGGAAAGATTACCTAAATTATTCTACAAGAAATTTTGACATGCGGTATAAAGATGTTGAAACATATAAAAAATTCAAAACCCATAAAAGAGGTGTGTTTGATGGAACACCTGATTCTACACAAACAGAAGAAGAAAGTATTTTAGAACGTATTGAGTTGTTTCCAAACAGACCATAATGGTAGACACAGCTAACCTTACAAAAGAATTCGTATTAAAAGAACTTGACAGAGGTGCTAAGGAGTTTAGTGAATACCCTATTTCCGACCTTAATCCGAATGTAACTTACGGCGATATTTATAATACTGATCAATTAAAAGCAGGAGCTATCGCTGAAAGCCCCGTTCTACAGACCTATCTTTCTGTTTTAGAAGGTCCCGATAAAGTAAAACAAAAAATAGATGAATATAATCAAGCAGCACCTTCCTTAATCAGTTTTTATGACAGACCTCCCTCAACTTTAACAGAAGCAGATATTTTTCCTGAGTATACTGCTAGAGCTCAACGATACGACAGAGAGGCAGACAGACGTAGTAGAGAAACTGCTTATTTAAGGGGTAATCTTCCTGAAAGTTTTTTAGAACCTGAAGCTCCTATGAAACCGATGGGCTATGACACAGCAATGCAGATCGCTGCCCGTGGATTTGATCCTCGTAAAGAAATAGATATAGAAGGAATTAATGAGTTTAGAAGAATAATGGCGGCACGTGGTCCCTATGTGCCAACTCCTGACGATTTAAATTACGCTAAACAATATTTAGGAACTGATTTAATGCAGCGTACAGATAATCCAGATATTAGAGGAAAATTTGCTGAACTTCTTCCTGGAAAGTTTGCATATTTAAATCCTAAAAATCCTGATCTTGGCACTGTTTACGTTGAAGAGGGGAAAGAACCTGCTTTATACGATTCCCCATTATTTACAGGAACAGATGCTGTGGAGTTGTTTGTACAAGAAGCTCCTTTAATAGGAGCGGAAATATTAATAGGTGGAAAAGGTTTAAAATATTTTGATGAATTTTTAAAAGACGTTCCTACAGGGAAAAACTTTGCAAGAAAAGCATTAGAAGGCACAGCAGGCAATATTTTATTATCAGGTGGTGTGGCTACTACTAGATTTTTACAATTAGCTTCGGGATCTTTTACAGGGGTTCATAACAGAGATGTGGTAGAGATGTTAGAAGAATCAGGGTATACAGCTATGCTCGCTTTTGCAGGCAATACGGCAATCTCTGCGTTTACAAGTGGCTTTCCTAAAGTATATAGAGGATTGTTTGGAAAAGATTTATCTGCTACAGATTTAAAAAGAATAGAAGAAGCAATAAGTGCCAAACAAACAAGTGCTCAAGGTGGAAAAGTTAGGGCAATAGGGGGAGAAGAACCTGTCAGTCTTCTTGAAATAGACGAAGCATTAGAAAAACTTTCTGTAGACATGGTTGAAGGATTAAAATTTAAACCAACTTTAGCTCAAGCGTCAAAAGATTCATATATCGCTGATTTAGAAGAAATATTAATGAGTAATATAAACAACCCAGAATACGGTAAATTATATAAAGATATGCTCGATGGGAACGAAGAATTAATTCAAGATTTATTTGGAAAAGTTTTTGAAAATTTAAATAACGACACCACAGGAAACACTGTAGCTAAATCTCTTACGAATTTATTCGGAAGAAAATCTGAAAACTTACAAGACCAAGGTCTTGTTATTATGGCGGGCATCAAACAAAACATAGATAATATGAAATCAGCGTCTCAGGGCAAAAATTTATTAGACCAAGTAGTTGACATAGACGCTTCTTCTAAACTGATCCCTAGATATACAACTCGTTTAAATGAAATATCCCGTAATTATAAAAATCAATTATCAAAAGATGTAAACGATGCATTCGATCTTCCTGAATTAGCAGATCTTAAATTTACGGGGAGAGGTTTTAGAGGGCAAATAAAAGCTTTTGAAAACGCAGGTAAACAAACACAAGGGTTAAATGTTGGTCGTAAAGAAATAGAAAAAACATTTAAAGAGTTATTTGAACCACAGGTTTTAGAAAGACTTACTAGGTATACAGATGGTGATTTAACATTAAGAGAACTGAACGATGTTCGAATTCAGTTAAATTCTTTTGCCAGCACACTAGAGCCAGGAAAAAAAGTAGCTGATCAAAAAGTTTTTCAACTCAGTCGAGACTTACAAGAATCTATTGAAAATACCATGTTTAGTACGATAAGAAAAAATCTCCCTAAAGACCAAGCTAATTATGTTATTGAAACATTAAACGTACAAAAATATGGAACAGAATTAGCTAACAATCAAGCTATAAAAGATTTATTACGAACCTCTCCTGAAGAAGTTGTTGGGTATTTATTTGCAGGAGGAAAAGGAAAAACAGTAAACACTAAAGCTAACAGTGTTATTGATTTTTTAAAAACAACAAACAGCGAACAAGAAATTAGTAGAATTAGAAACGACACAGTTGAGTTTATGAAACGAAACTTTTTTGATGACCCTGATTTGTCTCCTGTCGAGCTAAGTAAAAATTATAGAAAATTCTTAGAAGAAAACAGATCAACTTTAAGGGCTATATTTCCCGATGATGAATTTAAAGGAATACTAAGAACTCGAAAAGATTTTGCAAAAAATATTTCCGAGCCCTTAGAACGATTAGAAAGAAAAAATAGATTGTTAACTACAAAATTTGGAGAAGACACTCCCTTTAATATTGTTACTGAAATATTAGGAACAGGTTCAACTAAAAAAGCCAGTGGTGAGTTAGTAGACGATTTAAATTTTATCGACGACTTACTTGAGTCTGCAACAGGAGCTGAAAAAGAAATATTACAAAAACAAATAAGCGACGCAACTAAAAAATACATACTTATGCGCTCCTCTGTTGATGGTAGCTTTGATGTTAATATGTTAAATCAATTCATGAATGATGGATTTGCTCCTGCACAACTAGTTGGAGATGATTTAAGTTTTAAAGGTGTGATTGGTAGATTAATTGATAATCCAGATGACTTTTTTACAAATCTTGAAGTTATGAGAGACATAGGAATGAGGACAAGTCAAGATTTAACAAGTCCAAGCGCTATGCGTAGACAAATAAGAGAACAAGTTTCTGACCCAGGAACAGAATATTTAAGAAGATTTTTTATACCCCCTTTGACACAGTTTGGAAGACGAGCAACTGCGTTAGAAAACCTTGTTAAAGATAGAAATATAAGATTTTTAAGTAAAGTATTGACCGATGATGCATTATTTAAAAGATATGTTGACGGGATCAAGGGAACTAAAAAAGCAGGAAATATCGCAAAATTACTTGCTGATTACGGTATAGTTCATTACACGGATATCGGAAGTACTGCTAAGTTTTATGATACAGTAGAAAAAGAACAAAGACCGTCGAGGACACAAGTACTTAGCTCAGATATGCGAGATGAATTAGAAAGATTACAACGATCAATAGGGGGGATGAACTAATGGGTCCAGGATTTGGCGGAATAAATATAGGTGGGTTTGCATTACCTGAACTTAACATGGAAGAAATCAATGCAGGGATAGCTTCACAACTTGGTCCCGAAATAGCAGCATTTCTTGCCGAACAAGAATTAGCTAATGCGACTAACGAATACGAAAAAGACGCGGCTGAAACAAAAGTAGAACAAATTAAAGAATATGAAGCTGGTCTTGGGTCATTACCCCCTGTTGTAGAACAAGTCATGAAAGAAATACAAGCGGGAGAAGGGATAGCTTCTGGGTATGAGGGTGATGGGTTTGAAAGGTCTATCGACGTTGCCCCTAGAGATCCGATCCAAGAAATAATAGAACAAATAATCGAAACATCAACTGAACCTAGTAGACTTGTGCCTAATCCTAATAATTTTGAACAATTAGCTCCAGTAGCCCCAATAGGGGTGTCTAATAGTGCAATAGCTAATCGCCCTGTTTCATTAGAACCTGAATCTGAAACTGTTATGGCAGAAGATGATCCATATTATAATCCTAACTATATGGGATTCGAGGATGAAAGATTGATTGGAATAGAAAATGAAGCTCCATATATTTCAAACGAGCCTTATATTCCTCCTGAATATATACCACCAAATATAATAGACCCTATTATAGAAGAACCTATTGTTGTTCCTCCTCCTCCGCCACCGCCAGAAGATATAAGTGGTTATGATGATATTATTACACTGCCTTCTGCACCCCCAGAAGAACCTGTTGTAGACCCAGAAAATCCATATAATAATCCGTATTATCCTTTCCCTTATGGCAATGTCTATAATCCAACAGTTTATGGTCAAATGGATCCTTCACAAACTACGGGTAGTGAAGCAGTTTTTGATCCAGGATATACACGAACAAATCCTGCGATATCTGATTTAATTATGCAACAAAGAGAAGCATATAATTCAGCATTACGAAATCCAGTATATAGGGCTCCCGATACAGTACAACCTGATTATGTAAGACCGATGTCTGCCGCAGAATTCGGTAGTGTTCCTGGAAGATATACACCACCTACAACAGCACGACCTCTCGTAGACCCAAAAGAACAAAATATAAATACTGATTTAGGTTTTCTAGCAATGAACCGTGGTGGATCCCTAAACAACCGTATGGGATTAGGGGGGTTGCCCCCGATGCAACAAAACGATAAACTAACACAACTATTCGCACAGTCTTTTAGACCAAGGAGATAAATATGGCTATGACACCGACAGAAGAAATAATGATGATGGGACAAAGAGCAGATGTACCTATGGGTGATCCTAACGCACCTGCGCCACAGGCACCACCAGAAGCAATGGATGCAATGGATGCAATGACAGCCCTTATGGGTAATGAAGCAAGTTTAGGTTCAGAGATGGACAGACAGATGCCCGCGGACAGTGCTCAAATGATGGACGAAGATGCAGGAGCTTTAGCAGAAGCCGTGGTCGGCAGAGCAGGTGGGGATGTTATGGGTGCTATCGCATTATTAGATAACGCAAAAGCCATGTTAATGGCTAGTGCCGAACAACCACAAATGGCGGCACAAGGTGGTGGTTTAATGCGTAAAGGCGATAAAAAATCTGTTGGTATGTATAAAGACGGCGGGGTTATGTATAACAAAGGTGGTGGAGCAATGACTCCAGAAGAAGCCCTAAAACAACTAAACGACTACAGGTCTTAGCCGATCCAATCTTTCCATTTATCATCACCTAGTACCTCTTGTGCTAGGTTGAGCTTATTTCGTAAAGCTTTTACAATTTTTTCATCAACGGTATCTTTCGATATCAAATCAATATAAGTTACTTTATTTACCTGACCTATACGGTGCGCTCTGTCTTCAGATTGTAAACGTTTTTCTAAATCATAATTGTTACTATAATAAACAACATTACTTGCTTGGTGTAGCGTGATCCCATAACCACCTGTTTGTGTATTACTAATTAAATATTGTAAACTAGAGTCGGGATCTTGGAATCTATCAATAATACCTTGACGGTCTTCTTCTGGTGTTCCGCCATAGTACGTAGCTACTGCGTCAACTCCTACAATATCATGTAACGTTCTTAAAATACGTTTTATATCGTATTGATAGTTAGCCCATATAATTGTTTTACCTTGTATTTCTTCTAATACTTTTAATAATTCTTCGAGTCGATTGTTTTTAATTTCTATTTCTTCGCCTTCGTCGTGTTTTACAAACCCACAAGTAACTTGATGTAGTCGTAATATCTGTGTAAGTACCGAACTAACACTTACTATTTCATTAGATTCAAGTTCTGCTATTGCGTAATCTTTTATTTGTGTATAGATTTTCTTTTGTTCAGGAGTAAGTTCTACTTCTCTTTTTTGATAAACCTTATCAGGAAGATCTAAACAATCTTTTTTCAGAACTCTGTAAGAAAACTGGTTTACTTTTCCAGATAGTTCTTCTAGGTTTTGATACCCGACCACTTGTCTAAACGTTCGCTGCCCCATACTTCTATTTATTACTTTCGCATAATGATTTTGGAAGGTATAAAAAGAAGAATAACCAAGTAATTCAGAACATAAGAACTCTGATTGACTAAATAGGTCTAGTGGTGACTGGGTAACAGGAAAACCCGTTAGTATGCGTCTGTATTTGCTTTGTAATGCCAACTTAACAAGGTTCTTTGTCCGTTGTGCTTTCGGGTTCTTAATAGTAGTTGATTCGTCAACTGCCATCATAGCGTTATGAGTTAATAAAAACTTTTCTACAAACGCTACTCCTTTCTTAGTACTAAAGGCTTCTACGTTAATAACTAATATTTTTAAATCATCGGTTATATCAAATAGTTTTGTAAGTTGTAGTTTATCTTTTTTATTTGGAGCAGGATTCCAAACACCTATTCTTCTTAATACATGTTCAGGCATGTGTGTGGGTATTTCACGTTCAGACCAGTTCTTATATACCCCCTTAGGGGCTACTATAACAGCGGCATTAATAGCTCCCCTGTCGTACAGTAGGGCTATATTATCAACAAGTACTTTAGATTTACCTGTCCCCATTTCCATAAAATAAGCGAACTCTTTCTTATTCCAGGATCTTTTTAATGCTTCGAGTTGATGCTCGTAAGGCTCCGTTTTAAACTTATATTTCATAACAAACTTTCTAATTTCTAATGTGATATAGTATATATAAAAAGAATAAAATATAGTCCAAACAGAATAATTCTCTTATGCCCTCTCATATTTCTAATAGATTTACCTGTTTCTAATAGAATTCACTTGAAATCTAATAGACTGTAGTCCTCTAAAATCCTATATTCTTCTCATAATCTATTAGATTATTAGACTTATTAGTAGTTTTCGTGATTTATTTTTAATAAAATTTTTATTTCTTAAAACTCCTATAAGTAATATCCCTTTACTTTGCCGTTTTTGAAGAGTATCTTTATTCCTAAGAAATTAGAAAGGAGAAAAATGACAGTATATGTTGTACAAGAAGTTACGGGACGGAATATTGCCTCTGCTAGACAGTATGGCGATTTTGAAGTTTTGTTACCTTCTCAAACCAATATAATGTTAAGTGCGGGTCCATCGGTTAGACGTATGAAGAAAATACTTCACGACTATAAAGATGAGGACTACTTATTATTAATTGGAGATCCAGCGGCTATTGGAGTTGCGTGCTCAATAGCTGCATTTTATAATCGAGGTCGGTTTAGTATCCTTAAATGGGATAGACAGGAAGGGGTTTATTACCCAGTCCATATCGACCTACATCAGAAAGGAGAATTATGAATATAGAAAACCCAACTTTTGAAGAACTCATTGGCGAAGAGAACGTAGAATCGTTTAATGATATCAACGAAGGTGAACTTTCATTAGTTTCTGCTTTAGCAAATAAACAGGTTCAACTAGCTCAAGAACTAGCGAGTTTAGAAGAAGCTGTAAAAGCTAAAAAAGAAGAGTTTAGATTAACTTCAGAACAAGAGTTACCTGAGGCAATGCAGACTGCAGGGCTGACGGAAATAGTACTAAGTACTGGTGAGAAAATCACTGTTGCTGAGTTTTATAACGCTCATATATCTAAAGCTAATCAAGACATTGCGTACCTATGGCTAACCCAAAACGGACACGCGGGCTTAATTAAAAATGAAGTCTCGTTAAAGTTTGGTAGAGACGAAGATAGAATTGTTGAAGAAACAGTTATAGCTTTGAAATCTAGAGGGCTTGCTCCTGAAGTACGTCAGAGCGTTCATCCCAGTACGTTAAAAGCTTTTGTAAAAGAGCAATTAACATCAGGGAAGGACATACCAACAGAACCATTTGGAATCTATATAGGTTCTAAAGCAATTATTAAGAAGGATTAATATTATGGCAGAAGAAAAAACAAGCCTAGCTGAGGCGAAACAAACAGCAATCGCTACTTTTGACGATGATTTATTATCGGGTGGCACTGGACTAGAAGAAACTACGACTGAGGATTTTGCGATCCCCTTTATTAGGATTCTTCAACAGATGTCCCCACAACTTAATAAACAAGACGGACGTTATAACGTTGACGCAGAAGCAGGAATGCTTGTTAACACAGTGACTAATGAAGTTTATGACGGTGAGAAAGGTATTACGGTTGTCCCGTGTGCTTATGTTAAAAAATATATCGAGTGGGTTCCACGTGAAAAAGGCGGTGGTATAGTAAACACTGACCACAGTGCTTCGATACTTAAATCTTGTAAAAAAGATCTTGAGTCTCGTAGATTATTCCTCGATAACGGTAACGAGATTGTAGAAACAGCACAGTTTTTTGTGTTGGTTTTAGAGCCTCAACCACAACAAGCAGTTGTGGCATTTACCTCGACACAGTTAGGCGCTTCTAGGAAATGGCTTACTATGTTAAGAATGGCTAGAGTACAAACTAGCAAAGGTCAGTCAGTATCTGCCCCAATGTTCGCTTATCAATACAACTTAGGTACTTTATCTCAGTCTAATGATAAGGGTTCGTGGAACGGTTATACTGTAAACCAAGAGGGTCCAACCGACGTAGAGACAGCACGAATAGCTAAAGAGTTTATGGATGCGGCAAGATCGGGTGATGTAGAAGTAAAAGAAGAGCAGCAAAGAGACGGAGCTAGAGTAGAAGTGCCTACAGACTCCGAGGAAAATGCTCCCTTCTAAAATAAAGGAGAAGACATATGTCGTTAGCAGAGGAATTTGCTACACGTTACGCTGGATTACGGCAAGCATATGGAACCTTTACCGCTACGAATGAATCACGGGAAGACGGGAAAGAGGGTGGTAGAAACGTCACTATCTCTAAGGAATTATCTGAAAAAGATGTCCTGGAGTTGTGGACAAACCATCTATCGGGTGAACAAAGCATTGGGCTCGTGCCTATTGACGAGAACAATGCTTGTGTTTGGGGTGCGATTGATGTCGATGAATATCAATTGGATCTCAAGGGGCTATCTAAAAAATTAGCCAAACATAAGTTACCCTTAGTCCTTTGTCGAAGTAAAAGCGGTGGAGCACACATATACTTGTTTATAGAAGAACCAGTACCCGCGTCACTATTACAAAGAAAACTTAGGCAGTTAGCCGCGTCCATTGGATATGGTCAGGCAGAGATATTTCCTAAACAAACACAGTTGTTATTAGACAGGGGAGACAGAGGTAGCACATTAAACATGCCTTACTTTGGTGGAGAAAACTCTACTAGGTATGCGTATGGTAAAGAAGGTCAGGCATTAAGTCCTGAAGAATTTATAGAAAGAGTTAAGGAAATAACCTTAACAAAAGATGCAATAGAAAAACTGGAGGCTAGTCCATTAGTAGAAAAAATAGATTGGCTAGATCAATCACCACCATGTATACAACACTTAGTTGTCCAAGGGTTTCCTAAAGGAACTCGTAACTCTGGGTTGTTTAATGTAGGTGTCTTTCTTCGTAAAAAGTATCCCGATGAATGGGAGTTACGATTAGAAAAGGTAAATTTAGAATACATGCAACCACCTTTAGGTGCGCAAGAAGTATTAACAATAACTAAACAATTAAAAAGGAAAGATTATTTTTACAGGTGTAACGACCAACCGATAGCAAGTCATTGTAATAGTCCTCTATGTAGAACTAGAAAACATGGTATAGGGGCTAACGGCGGTACTCCATTATTTAGTAATTTAACTAAACAAGACAGTGACCCACCTATTTGGTTCCTGGATGTTGAAGGAGGACGATTAGAACTAGAAACAGACGATCTCTTAAATCAAAACAGATTCCAACGTAAATGTATGGATGCGTTAAATAAGATACCCCCGAAGGTAAAAGATAACGTCTGGAGACAGATTATACAACAGCTATTAGATAGCCTAACCGTTGTAGAGGTTCCTAAAGAATCATCTACTGAAGGGCACTTCTTAGAGTTATTAGAAACTTTTTGTACCGAACGACCTGCTCGTGAAAAAGATGAGTTACTTCTTCATAAACCATGGACAGATATAGGTAAAACTTATTTTAGATTAGCAGACCTTATGGAATACTTACATCGAAATAACTTTAAAGATTACCCTAGAAATAAACTTACATCTAAATTAAAACAAATGGAAGGGAGTCCGCACTTCTTTAATATAAAAGGTCGAGGTGTTAACGTATGGTGTATTAATGAATTTGTTACTCAAACTGAGTCTCATGACTTACCTGAGTTTAACGAGAATCCGATATGATGCATTTTATGAAAGAGGGTATGAAAGAATATATCCCCTATATAGAGAAGTGGGACGCGCCGTCCGAAAGAATGTTTAACGGTAGAAAAGTTATGGGAAGACCTACCAGAGCGTTCGGCACTTCGTCTTTCGAATATGCTGGAAAGTTATATGAACCTGATCCATGGACTAAAAATATAGAATGGATAAAAGAAGGTGCAGAAGAATATGTAAAACGAGTCGTTGACCGTGAGGTAGAGTTTACTTTTTGTTTATGCGGTATGTATAAAAATGGTCGTATAGGTGTCCCAGCTCATTCAGATACTGTCCCTACCCAAAAAGACCTCGTTATTTCTATATCGTTTGGCGAACCAAGAATATTTACATGGAAAGAATACGATAGAAATATAAAAACTACATGTAATACGAGTGAGGTAGATATTACAGAAGCAAATATTAAAAAATACACCACCTATTTGTTAAGACATGGTGATGTGATTATATTTGATGGAGCTTCTCAAATGAATACAACACATGCCGTACCCAGACTACGAGGAGTGGGCGAACGTATTAACCTTACTTTTAGGACTGGAATATGAATTGTTGGCATTGTAAAACAGAATTAATTTGGGGCGGAGACCATGAGATTGAAGAAGAAAGTGAAGATTACAGCATGGTTACTAATTTATCTTGTCCTAACTGTGCTGCTTTTGTAGAGGTTTATTATAAAAATGACATTACCTGACCACACACAAGTAATTCTTGGACCACCTGGAACAGGAAAGACAAGTACATTACTTGGTCTTATAGAAGACGAATTAGAAAAACAAACAGACCCAACTCGAATAGGTTTTTTTACGTTTACGAAAAAAGCTGTAAACGAGGGCAAACAACGTGCGATGGAAAGGTTTGACTTATCGCAGAGAGATTTACCTTTCTTTCGCACACTTCATTCATTAGCGTTTAGACAACTAGGGCTTTCTAAAGAAAGCGTTATGGATTTAAAAGATATAAGAGAACTAAACGAAGTTCTTAATTTAAGATTAACGGGTGGAGTAAATACTGATTCAGGACATTTGTTTGGCATGAGCCACGACGATCGACTAGCGTTTATAGAAAACCTATCCCGTATGCGTCAAGTATCTTTAGAAGATCAATGGCACGATGTTGATGATGCAGTAGGTTGGTTTGAATTAGAACGTTACGCGCGAGGGTTACAGTTATTTAAAGATGATAGGTTGTTAGTTGATTATACTGATATGTTAAAACTGTTTTTAGAAAAAGGAGACGTACCAAAACTAGAGGCAGTTTTTGTAGATGAGGCACAAGACTTATCCCCCCTACAGTGGTCAGTGGTTCGTAAGATTATAAAAAATGCAGATAGAGTTTATGTTGCTGGCGATGATGATCAAGCAATCTATAAATGGGCAGGAGCCGATGTAGATTATTTAATTAAAAACGCAACTAATGCTACGATCCTAGAACAGTCTTATCGAATACCGTCAGCTGTTCATGAATTAGCGAGCCGATGTATTGGTCAAGTTAGATCCAGGATACATAAATCATGGTTGCCTAGAAAAGAAACAGGTTTAGTTAGGTGGGAGCCATCTATCGAATTGATCGATATGGAAAAAAGTGATTGGTTAGTTCTTGCGCGGACTAATTATTTACTAGAACAGATAGATGAATACTGTAGAAATGAAGGTTGGTTTTTTGAAGTTAAGGGAAGACCTAGTATTTCTGAATCAAAAGTCAGAGCCGTACTAAATTGGCAAAAACTACAGCTAGGGGATAGTTTACCCCTTTCAGAATGCGTCAATCTGTTAAAATTTGTTAACGTTCGTAGGGCTAACTCCCTAGATGTTTTAGAGATTGACGCGATGATGACGCTAACTAGTCTTAAAGAACGCTTTCCTGACCTACCTGAAGGTGATTGGTACGATGCGCTTACAGGATTAAGCCCAAAAGACATCAGTTACATTCGAGCGATGTTACGTAGAGGAGAAAAAATTACTAAAGAACCTAGAATTAGGTTATCGACCATACATGCTGCAAAAGGTGGGGAGGCAACCAACGTAGTTTTGTTAACTGATATAACAAACAGGGTTTATAAAACATACCAACAAAATCCTGATGATGAAAACAGAGTGTTTTATGTTGGGCTTACTAGGGCAAAAGAAAACTTGTACCTTATTGAGCCCTCAACAACGCGCTGCTTCCAAATATAAAAACTTCTTTACTTTGCACATAAAAGTAAAGGATAATTAAATCTGTTAAAAGAAAGGAGAAAATATGTCATCTATAAGAAAAAAATTAAAAGTTAATGAAAACGATAGCAAAAATACTCGTATGGATTTAGCTTCTGCAGGAGTCCTAGGAAACTGGAGACCTGATGAATTAGCTCATATGAGTCGATTCGATAAAATTGCGAGTCTTGCTATAGAAGAGGCTAAATTGTTAGGCAGACCATTAGATACCTTAGAAATAGGTTGTGGTGAGTGTTGGTCTTTACGTGTGCTTTATAAAGCGTACGTCGTAAAAAAGTCTGATATTATTAGTTCGTATAAAGGATACGATATTGATCCTGCCTGTGAACTAGATAATAGGTTCTGGTCTAACGGCGGTGGAGAACTAAAAGATTCTACTTGGTTTAAGAATTTCAATGGCGAAATACGTATACAAGATTTAACAACTAATCCGATATTAGATATACCTGACGAAAGTATAGATTTCTTTTGGTCTACTGAAGTTATAGAACACATGGGTAGAGAATTTGTTCCACCATGGCTTGATGAAGCTGCAAGGGTTATGAGACCTGATGCTATCGCTTATATATCAACACCCAACCATGACGGCTCTAACGATAAGTTGCCCGAGGATCATGTCTACGAATGGGGTTTTCAAGAATTAAAAGAAGAACTAGAAAGAAACTTCCGTATAGAAGCAGTAACAGGTACGTTTATGCAAATGCCTAAATTAAAGAAAGCTATGTCTCAAGTAACTGAAATGAATGCTAGAGGGTGGAGCATAGAACAACTTTTAATGTTACAAGAACGTTTCGGTAAACAGTTTTTAAGAATGGCGGCAGCTGTATTCTATCCAGAGATAGCAAACAACTGCGCGTGGAGGCTCGTTAAGAAGTGATTCACGAACTACGAGAAAGACTCGATACCTACTTTTATTGGATACACGAACGGGAAACTATTCGTTTAAATAAAGAAGTAGAACAAAAACCACCACCTTGGACGGATGATTCTATCTTACAAAAGTTTAAGTTTTGTCAAGTCTTTCGAGAAGATGATAGAACAACACGTTGGTTTAGAACTCATATCCGAGACCCTTACCGAGACGACCCTGAGGTATTAATGGCTACGGTAATCTTCCGTTGGTTTAATTACATAGAAACAGGAAGGACTTTAGTAAAGAATAAACTACACCTAGAGTGGGATAGAAAGAAAGCTATCGAAGAAATAACAAAACAAAATAAATGGGTAACAGGTGCTTATATTGTTAAGACACCTAACCGCATGGATAAAGTAACAGGGGTGGCTGAATGTATATCCCATATGTGGGGAGATAGAGAAAAGCTAGTAGAAAAAATACTCGCGACTAATTCATTAGAAAAATCTTGGAACATATTAAGAGATTATCCGTACATGGGTCCATTCATGGCTTATGAGGTCATAACGGATTTAAGACATACTTATTTATTACGAGATGCTGAAGATATACTAACTTGGGCTAATGCTGGTCCAGGAGCCATGCGGGGACTTAATAGGCTCGCGGGCAGAGAACTTGGGTTCTGTAAACGCAGTCACCCGTGGAACGAAGAAATGAGAAACTTATGGGAAATATCTCGTGAAAAACTCAACCCTAACTTAATCGATTTAGATAAGTTTGAAATGAGAGAGATAGAAGGAGGACTTTGTGAATTTGATAAATACTCTAGAATTCTAAATGAAGAGGGAAGAACACGAAGTGTATATAAGTATAACGAAGATCTACCTTTGGTAGAAGAAATATAGAAAGGAGAAAAGATGAGCGGATATAAAGATATAGCTATAGATTTATTAGAACAATACGGGGATGTAGTAGATATATATTACACACAGTTTTTAGAGGTGGCTTTCTTTTTAAAAGTACCTGCAAGCTACGAAATGGCTTTAGGTTTCTTAAAAAAGAAACTACCACAACTTACAGACGAACAATTACATTTCCTAATTAACGAAATAACAAGCGCATACCAAGATACGATATGAAAGTAATTCGAGCAAGAAACGTAAACGACGCTCTACTATTGGGATTAGATTTATTCCAAGACCCTCGTAACTTTCGTGAACAAGAAAGCAGGAACGGAACAACTTACGAGGCATTAGAACCTGTAACAACAGTATATGAAAAACCATGGGAAAGAGTATTGCTTCTTAAGATACGAGACGCTAATCCATTTTTTCATTTTATAGAGGGCTTATGGATGTTGGCAGGTCGTAAAGATTTAGCGCCATTAACTCGATATGTTAAATCTATGGAGAACTTTTCTGACGACGGAGAAACTCTATGGGGAGCCTACGGTTGGCGATGGAGAGATTATTTTCATAAAGACCAAATTACTATGGTTATTGATATGTTACGTAAAAACCAAGACGAAAGACGATGCGTATTACAGATGTGGGATGCTAATAAAGACCTTGCACGAGCTAGTAAAGACGTGCCATGTAATACGAATATCTATTTTAAGATACGGGATAAAAAACTACATATGACTGTTTGTAATCGTTCTAACGATATGCTTTGGGGAGCTTACGGTGCTAACGCAGTTCATATGTCTATGTTACAAGAATATATCGCAGGACATCTTGAAGTCGAAATAGGAACATATAGACAAATTAGTGATAGTTTTCACGTATACCATAACGAAGTATGGGAAAGGGTAAAAGGTTTAGAAATAGACCCATGGACTTATTCTAATTTAAAGAACCCTTACGATACGCTAGAAGGGATCGTATATACCAACTTTATAACTAACCCTAAAACTTTTGATCGGGAGTTAGATCGATTCTTTAATATGCCTCCTGAGGATATAGATTTATATCAAGACGGGTGGGAAAATGCTGCTTTTGTAGATATAGCATTACCCATGGTAAGGACGTTTAACGCACATAAAAACAAAGATTACATACAAGCATATCGAGAAGTTATGAAAATTCTACCAAACGACTGGATGACAGCTTGTTTTGATTGGATTAAAAAGAGAGATTTATCTTGGACACTTAATAACGAAGGAGGAAACAATGGATAATAAGTGGGAAAGTATGCGCGATATAGCGCAATTAGACTTACAAGCGCTTAAAAAAGCTGAAGAGTCTTATGGGAATTCATGGAGACGACGCGGTGGCGTGGGTGCTTTTATGATGTTGGCACGTAAGTTCGATAGGATCGAGCACCAAGCTGAAAAGCACGGGTGGGATATATTTGAGGCAGGCGAAGTCTATAAAGGCGAAGCTGGTCTACTCGATGATATACGAGATTTGCGTAGGTATCTGATACTTGTCGAGGAGTTTATTCTCGATAACTCAGGTGATATTAATAACGAAGACACGGAGGAAGAGTCATGGGATGGTTCAACTGGTTCAGAAGAACAAAACCAATAGTAGCTGACTCAGAGGGTAAAAGCCCTTTTGAACAAGCTAAAGAAATCTTGTCACAAGATAATAAAAAAGAGGATATTATTTCTCAAAAGATGGAAGAAGCAACGGTAGAACTCGAAAAGTTCGAAGAAGCTGATATCGTTAAAGAAGTTCCTAAAAGGGCTCGGACTAATAAAGGAACTTATAAGTCAGACGATAAATCTACACCTGATGTTAATGAAGCTTGGGAAGGTGGTAAATCACCAAAGCCTAAGAAAAAGACTGTAAAAGTCATTAGGAAGAAAAAGAAATAATGCAACAATCTCCAATATTCGCTCCTGAAAGTAACTGGTCTATACCAGAAATCTTTCCTAAATTTGCAGATAACGAACGTATAGCTATAGATTTAGAAACATATGATCCACACTTATTAACTTCAGGTCCAGGATGGGCTTCGAATCGTGGTCATGTGGTAGGAGTGGGTGTTGCCACTAAAGATTGGAAAGGTTACTTTCCGATTCGTCATGAAGGCGGTGGCAACCTTGATGAGGCAGTTGTTTTGCGGTGGGTGAAAAATACTCTATCTTCTACGAAGAGAGAAGTAATCTTCCATAACGCACTTTATGATGTTGGATGGTTGAGAAGAGAAGGAGTGGACGTAAAGGGTAAAATCCTTGATACTATGTTTGCTGCTCCAATCGTAGATGAGAACCGATACTCTTACTCTCTTGATTCATTAGGACATCTATATTGTGGGGAAAAGAAGGACGAATCGTTGCTGCAAGATGCTGCCTTAGCATGGGGAATAAATCCTAAGTCCGAAATGTATAAACTTAATTCTAAATATGTCGGACCATATGGAGAACAAGATGCTGCTTTGACATTAAAGCTGTATGAAAAATTAAAAATAGAATTACAAGAACAAGGATTAGAAGCAATCTACGACTTAGAATGTAAATTAATCCCTTTATTGATCGAGATGCGTTGGAGAGGTGTCCGCGTAGATGAACAAAGAGCAGAAGATATAAGTAAAGACTTATCGCTCAAAGAACAAAAACTATTAGTAGAAATTAAAAGAAAGTACGGTGAAGATGTAAACCTCTGGGCTAATGCTTCTTTACAAAAAGTATTCGATAAAAACAATCTACCTTATCCTAGAACAGAAAAAGGTATGGCTAGTTTCCAAAGGCAATGGCTTGAGGGTCACGAACACGAGCTACCTAAGATGATAGTACAAGCTAGGAAACTTAACAAAGCTAGGACTACATTTATTGAAAAGATGATATCAGAACACGCGGTTAACGGAAGAATACATGCAGAAGCACATCCGTTACGTAACGACTCAGGTGGTACGGTTAGCGGTCGTTTTAGTTACAGCAACCCTAATCTACAACAAGTGCCTGCCCGTGATCCAGAGATAGGTAATCTAATTCGTTCTTTATTTATTCCAGAAGAAGGTTGTCAGTGGGGTGTGTTCGATTACTCACAACAAGAACCTAGACTTACCGTACATTACGCTAATAAGATGGGTTTGGTAGGGGCTAAAGATGCCGTAACCGCCTATAGGGATAAGAACGCGGACTTCCACCAGATAGTGGCGGATATGGCTAAAATACCCCGTAAACAGGCTAAAAATATTAATCTAGGACTTAGTTATGGAATGGGTAAAGCTAAACTTGTAAAAGAACTAGGATTAAACGATTCAGAAGCAGAAGTTCTACTTGCTCAATACCATGAAAAAGTGCCGTTTATTAAAGGATTACAAGATCAATGTGCTCGGGTCGCTATGGATAGAGGATATATAAAAACACTTGCGGGAAGAAGGTGTCACTTCGACCTATGGGAACATAAGTACGATAAAAGCTTACCGTTGCCATTGGAAGAAGCTAGAGAAAAATACGGAGACGTTTTAAAAAGGTCTTATACATATAAAGCCCTTAATAGACTGATTCAAGGTTCGGCAGCTGATATGACAAAATTAGCTATGCTCGGACTGTGGGAAGAAGGAATAGTTCCCCACGTACAAGTTCACGATGAGGTGGACATATCTATACATGATAATGAACAAGCAGCAACAGTTTCAAGAATAATGGAAAACTGTGTCGAACTTGCTGTTCCCCTTGTAGTAGATACTGAACTCGGTCCAAACTGGGGATCAACGGAGGAAATTTAATGAGAGGAATCTCAAAACAAAAAGCTGACGAAAACTCAATACGATACAGGTCTATTTACGATAAATGGTTATCAGAAGAAGCACTTACTCTATCTGAATTAGGAGAAGAGTACGAGGTAACTAAACAACGTATGTGGCAGATCATCACTAGATGCAAACTCGGTAACGGAGATTATTATTACGGAGTAAAACTTGCTAGAGATAAATGGTCTGAACTCTACTCTACTTATAGAGATAAAGAACAAACTCGATTAGCTTTTAATGAATGGTTGGAAAATAATAAAATTAAAGTGATAGGCAATAATAAAAAAGTTGCACCACATACAGGATGGGATATGTTCTAATGTTCGAAGAAGAAAGGTTATGTGAGTATTGTGGGGCAGAGTATGTGACAAAAACACAGACTCAGTTATTTTGTAGTAAAGAATGTAAGCAACAAAATCAATACGATAAAAATAAAAATCCCTACAGTATAACCAATCTTACAGAACATCGTTTCACAGAAGTCCCAAACAGCTACGGAGAATATTACGTAGATCCTGAAATACTTCGTCAAGCAGAACTCTACTCAGATTGTGCTGTAGATGCTAATTTTGGATATACCAGTGAAATTCAAGAAGACTCAGATGATTTACATATGATTTTGCGTAGTGAATATTCGTATCAAAAAGCTAGGTATGAAAAAAGACATAACGCTAAATACAGTGGTAGAAATTATTGGGAAGCAAAACTTCTAAGAAACTATCATAGAAAGAAAGTAGGAGTTCCCGAACTACCGACTATTCGATACCATAGTTTCGAAAGGCAACTAAATGAACATCATGAACAAAAACAAGGTAAAAAACTTAAAAAGTCTGCACCATCAGAAGCAGAACTACAAACTCCAGGATTTACTACGATCACTCCTATGAAAACAAAGAGCGGTAGATTAACTTCAGAAATATTAGATAATGTCAAAAGAAAAAAATCTGTGGGCTCTACTTAGAGACAATATAAAAAAGGTACATTGGCAACGTATCGAAACAGGGATGACAGGAGCAGGTGTACCTGATGTTAACGGCTGTGCTAAAGGCAAAGAGTTCTGGATTGAACTAAAAGAAATACATTCAGGTAACTCACTTACTCTACGTCCTATGCAAGTCGCTTGGCTTTCTAAACGTGCGATGTATGGTGGTCAAGTGTTCGTACTCGCTCGCAAAAACAATCAAATAAAACTCTTTCACGTCGATGGTATTGAACGAGCTCAAGAACTCGTAAAAGGTGGGTATAAATCTGACAGTCTTTTAATTCTTAATATTCCTTACGACTGGGATGCTCTTTATAGTGCTTTACTCTCGTAAGCGTTTAGGCTTTAATATAAGGCGTAGCGTAACAGCTACGATCATTAACGTGCAACAATTAGAAAGGAGAAATATATGGCACATGAAGTAGAAACAATGGCTTGGACAGGCGATAAGCCTTGGCACGGTTTGGGTGTCGAGGTTACAAATGACCTAACGCCATTGCAAATGCAGGAAGCGGCAAAGCTTAACTGGACTGTTAGTAAACGTCCTAGTTATACGCTAGACGCGCCTGAATGGAGCGAAGATGTAGGGCTTATCCAATCGGAGAGTACCTTCCACATTGTTCGTGATTCTGATAACCGAATACTTAGCCATTGCGGTAGAGACTACGTCCCTATTCAAAATGAAGATGTATTTAAGTTCTTTAAACGCTTTACTGAGGCAGGTCATATGACTATGGAAACTGCAGGTAGCTTAAAAGACGGCGGAGAAATTTGGGGTTTAGCCAAAATATCCGAAGACTTTGAGTTAGCGGGCGAAGACCTTATTAAAGGTTATCTTCTTATAAACCAACCGCATATCGTAGGAAGGTCTATGACTATCAAGCTTACCCCCATTAGAGTAGTATGTAATAATACGCTTACAATGGCTTTACAGCATGGTGGAACAGCCTCTTTCCGTATGCCCCATGTTAAAGAGTTCGGCGACGACGTTATGAAAACTGCAGAAGAAGCCTTAGGTTTATCTGCTGAACGCATGACTGAGTTTAGAGAAGCAGCAACGCTGTTATCTAAGAAGAAAGCTAAACACTCTAACTTCCTAGATTTTGTAGGAGAGCTGTATCAACCAGATATGATTGCTGCCTACAGAAAAGAAGCCGAGTTAAAGGCTCAAGGTAAAAAGATTGGCGAACAAGCCCCTCTTATTGAGCAATTTAATAGTTACCCTAGATTAGTTGTTGATGCTCTTGAGCGTCAGCCAGGTGCAAACCTAGCCTCATCTAAAGGTACGTGGTGGGGTGCATTAAATGCAGTAACCTACGTTGAAGACCATTTACGTGAGTCTCAGACCGAAGGTAATGCGTTACATAGTGCATGGTTCGGAGCAGGTGCTAATCGTAAAGCGAAAGCCCTAGACCTAGCTGTTAAATACGCAAAGGTGGCTTAATGGCAGATAACCCTCAAAAGTACACGCTGGACGCGGATGTATTGGGTATGGTCTGGTCGGCATTATACGAGTCAGGACAAGACGAACTGGCTCGTGTAATATCCGATACGATGATCGCTCAAGGTTGTCAGGAACTAGTAGGGGTGGATGATCCATCCCTAATCCTGATGTTTTGGAAAAACTATATGGAAGAACGAAATATATTACACGTTGTTCCTACAGATAAGGAGTTAAATTAATGGAAAATATTGAAATAGGATTACCTAACGACACTATTTTTGATAAAGAAACGGGAGTAACTATAGATATAGGAATCCCTCTACCGCAAGATAGACGATCTAATGTCAAATACCCGTTCGGTAATATGGAAATAGGTGATTCGTTTTTCGTTACTGTAGTCTCAGGAGATAATGGTGATCGATTGAAAAACAGGTTATCTCAAGCTACTAGAACCTTTGGTAAACGTCAAAATCCTGAACGTAAATTTATATTACGTACACGATTAGAAAACGAAATATCAGGTGTTCGTGTATGGAGAACCCAGTAATGACAAACTACCGAAAAAGTCTTGTTAGACAATTAAATAGTGAAATTATTGATTTACGAGAAGCTCTCGACTCTATGTTGATAGAATCAGTCGAATGTATTCGACTTGAAGATATGAGTATAGAACTGCGGGATGCTATACAAGTTGGTAATTCGCTCTTACATGGTCCAAAAAGTGAATACATCACGCAGGATCCTGAGTTTGATAAGCGTTCGGTTTAGTGCTTTACTCTTACGTTATTCTGAAGTAAAGTACTTAATATGTTCTACTACAAGGTAGAAAAAAGTTGCATCGAAAGATGTGTGTGTAGAAAGAAGAAAGGAGAATAGATATGGCACAAGCACTATCAGCCGCCAGTGTGAAAACACCAGTGAAGAAAATCTCTGCTAAAGCTAAAAAAGCACCAGTGAAAGCTACTAAAAGCAAAATAGGAACGTTAGTTCCTAAGCCTACAGTAACTGGAAAAGGTGCTTCTCGTAAACTATATAAGTATACGGGCAAATATCCTGAGAACGTAGATAAAACTACTCCTCAGATAGTTGGTTTAGTTGACACAGTTGAATCTGCAGAAAAAGAAGAGCTTGACTCTTCTAGTTTTACAGCTCAAGATTGTGTAGAACTAGCAGTGAAGAAAGGCTTTTTGTCAACTAGACAAGACCCTCTTAGAATTTTTAGATTCTATAGGAAACGTCTGATTGATGAAGGCTACTTCGTTGAGGTATAACAAATAACTAAGTGCGTCAGTATATGGCGCACTTATTTTTTACTAAGGGGAATTATGAATATACAAGTAACAAAAGATGACGGCACAGTTATCAATCTTAGAGTCGAAACAATCGCGCGTCATTTAACAAAACAATTAAATCTAAAAGATATACCTGACCCAGATTTATTTAATTTCATATATGATGAGATTGAGGAGTTAATAAATAAAAATGGATGAAAAGAAAGTTATTACGAGCATCGGAGAAGTACCTGATAAAACGATAGACTTACAAGTCAGTTTTGTCTCACTTATAGCTATATGTACGTCAATGCAGATGTATATAGATTTTATCGAAGATCTTGTAGAAAACGAAGAATTAGAAAAAGACGTTGCTAAGAAAATGTTAGAACACGTCGAAGGAACATTAGCCGACTTTAAACATAAAATGTTATTAGAAGGTAATGAAGGCATACGTGCCTTATTTGAAGAAGTAGAGGGGACAATACAATGAATTATAAAAAAGCAGAAAAAGTATGGCGCACGAGTTGCCCAGAAGAAGCGAACGGTTTAGTAGAGCATCCTGCTCCTCGCCGCCGTCCTAAGGCTGCTTTACTCTGGGTTAAATCTAAAGTAAAGTAGTACTACGTTATTAAACCTATAGGGAAACCTTAGTGACTACATAATAACCAGAGTGATTAGAGGATGAGCCTTTATAAAAACCAGACGTGTGAATGCGAGTTTCATTACAAGCAAGAGGACATTAAGTAGGTGAGGGAGGAATTAGGGATAGGCAGGAACCATACCCGAACTAATCACTTGCTATTATTTACTAATAAGAAAGGAGAAATATATGAAAAACTTGAAATGTGTTTTATGTAACTTGCCATTAGGAGATCCTCATGGCAACAATGCAGAGCCTGCAGCGACAGGTCGATGTTGTAATAAATGTAACGCGACAACAGTTATTCCTATGAGAATACTACAGTTACGAGGAGGTCAAAATGCCTAATTGGTGTCATAACAGAGTAGAGATTTTTGGCGACGAAGAAGAACTAGCTAAAATTAAAGCACACATCGAAACTAAAGAATCTTTATTCGATTTTAATAAAATTGTCCCGATGCCTTCAGCACTTAAATATACTGAACGTTCAGATGATGGAGATTACGAATTAGTAATGGGTAAATACGTTCTGAAAGATAAAGTTGCTCGAAAGCGTTTAATTGTTGAACACGGTGCTGATAATTGGTACGATTGGTCAATTAATTGTTGGGGCACTAAATGGAACAGTGCCGATGTTACTGTAGAAGATGAAGGCGATGTATTACGTTATTATTTTGATACAGCGTGGTCGCCACCAGAACCTATTATTCATAAATTACGGGAACTCTACCCAGACGTAGGGATTACTGCATTTTATGACGAACCTGGAATGGAATTAGCAGGCTATATTTGATTTCCTATAAGACCTTTCAAATAACATTGTTCGTATAGCAGGAGCAATGGTTACCAAAGCTGAGAGTGCGGAAAGGTCGCCCCCTATCTTGGGTTTAGTTACGCGCTCTCAGCACTGCTTTTATTCGCTTTTTTGCACCTATATAATATATAGGTAATAACTTAGAAAGGAGAAAGATATGAGAAAGATACACGGAAAGATGGATGTTGCTAACAGAGACCGTTATAAAGAGATAGCTGACGAAGATAAAGCACACCGCGAAAAATACCCTTCATTAATGACTAGTAAGCCTATGGTTTACGAAGATAATTCATATAAACAAGAAGTCAGTAAAAAATACACTGTCGCAGTCGCTTATAATAAAGGTGGCTATCAGGTGATCCCTAGTGACCAAGTTAAATATATAGGAAAGAAATAATGAATAAAGAATTTGAAACAACATTAGAGAGACACAACATACCTAAAGATATAGAGGTTGTTGATCAGCCGTATAGTGTATGGAATATAGATTATGAAAAATTTAAAGAGTTTTTCATATCAGAAGGATATGAAACAAAAGAAAAATGGGAACTATACCTAAATGATTTTTCAGGTTGCGACCAAGATTGGATTGAGGAGATAGCAACATATTATGATCTTAATTGGGCTTATTGCGACCCTGATGAAGATAGGTGTAAGGGTAACGATTATTTTGTATTATATGAATAAGGAGACAGATAATGAATTCTAAAAAAGCAAAACAAATACGTAAGATGTTAAAAGAACAGGGAGTCGATTGGAATGATTCGAAGCCCGTACAACAAATTAAAACAGACCACGAAGGTAACGAACAAAGGGATCAGAGAATCTTCCAAGATCCAAAAGGTGGTCGTGCTATCTATAATGCTATGAAAAACCTTATGGAATCAAAGCGTTCGTAGAGTGCTTTACTTCGGCTATTTTGTAAAGTAAAGTAGTATTTATATTATTAATAACTAGAAAGGAGAAAGATATGGCAGTAGATATAAGCTTACACGACGTTGCGTCGATAACAGCGTCTAAACCAGAAAAACTATTTAGGAAGGAAGGTCTCGAAAACGACCCCACCTATACCATAAAAATAAAAGTTAAACACCAAGGTTGGGATGGTGAGGAAGAAATGACACTCACGTTGTTTGGAACGGAGGAAGAACTAGCAGTAGTTATTCGAGAACATGAGTAGACCTGTCGAGACTGTTGCAGACTTAGTCGGCGAAAAAGTTTGCAAATTATTATTTAACGAAGTTGACGAAGTACAAAATGCTTGTACAGATCATATATGTGAGTTGATCGCGGAAAGCGACCGCCCACATAACCCGCATCTAAACGAGATACACGCGCTTGTTAACGAGTTTTTACATAACCTCTATGGTACAGATATTGATCGAGCTAGGCGAGAGTCTGACTGGGTTAAATTTGCCGTAGAAGAAACACTAAAAGGGAGAAGATAAATGGAAGGATTTGATAAAATAAATAAATTCTATATTTCAGCAACAGGTGAGCAATTAGCGAGTAAAGTCGACCATGCGTACTACAGGCAAGACGACACAGTTTCGATGCCTATTTCGCCTATTATTCGAGGAGGAGACGATAAATTTCACGACGGCTTTGTTGAAGCTATACAAGGTCTGACTCTTATATATTACGACTCAGAAACTTCGGGTAGTACTTTTGAATTAAAACACGATGAAAAAAGTAATACGTTCAGTGTAAAACAAACAGGTCAAATATATACACCAACTAATAAGGAGATAACAGCATGACAGAAGAAACTATGTTACTAATTGGTGTACTTGCACCATTTTTTGTGATCGCAGCACTTATTGTTGCAATGTATTATTTAGGAGATGAAGATGGGAAATAGAGCAGTAATAGCTTTCGATGAAAAACATAGATGGAAAGATCAATGTCCAGCAATATACCTTCATTGGCATGGTAGTCGACATACCGTAGAGGGCTTTTTACGAGCCGCAAAAGATTTCGGTATACGAGGTGATGACCCTAGTTATTGTATGGCTAGATTGACGCAAGTTATCGGCAATGCGATTAACGGTACATTATCACTCGGTGTCGGATGTTACGGCAACTTCGGCGATCCAGGTGACAACGGTGTCTATTGGATTCGAAACTGGGAAATAGTTGAACACGTAACTGACTACCCTAATGAATGTTCAAAAGAAGATGTTGACCATACATATATCGGAGTCGTTAACGCTAACGAAGGTTTTCATGAAGTCGGAGCTAAACAACAATGACAAAAATAGAAATTATATTTACCGATAAACGTGCCGAGGATCTTCACCCCCCGCAATATGCGACTGTAGGATCTGCAGGAATGGATTTACGAGCCTTAGAACATACTGTGATACATCCTGGAGAAACTATACCATTTTCTATGGGTTACCGAATATATATCGGAGACCATACGCTTTGCGGATTAATCGTTCCTAGATCAGGTTTAGGAATAAAAGGCATAATGCCCGCAAACGTATTAGGATTAATCGATTCTGACTATCAAGGAGAGTTAATAGTACACCTTAAAAACCATGGAGACGAAAACTTTCTAGTAGAAAGCGGCGACCGTATTGCTCAATTAGTTATTATGCCAGTTGAGTCTGTATATTTTTCGATAGTATCAGAGTTTAAACATTCTACGGATCGTGGCGAAGGCGGGTTCGGAAGTACAGGAGAGAGATAATGGATAAAATAATGCACGTAACGATTAAATTAGTAGTTACAGATACTGCTACAGAAGAAGATTTAGAAAGAAATCTTGATTATAAATTCATTCATGAAGATATTATCTATACAGATTGGGTGGAGTTAGAGGAGAAAAGCTAATGGAAGATTTTGAAATTAAAATTAGAGTTGTGGTCTACTCACCTAAAGGCGAGTTTGTTAAACAATGCGATAACTCGAGCTTCTCTGACAAGACGATAAAAGCGATTATGGATGAGATAGATAAGGAGTTTAAGGAACGTGGCTAACGGCTCGTGGTACTGCTTTATTCGCGTTTGTTCCGCTTATATAATAACTATACGCGGTAACAGTTTTGCTGCGATAACTAAGAAAGGAGAAAGATATGTCCGATAATAAAGAACCAGTAGTTTTACAAGAAAATAATTTTTTCGATACTAAAGAGTCACTCGATGAAGTTATGGACTATATGACCGCTTACGCGGGTAAAGATAACGCGTGGATATGCGCAATGACTATGGCTTTTACATTAAATGCCTTAGTAAGAATGATGCACGAGCAGGGTGACGGCACGTGTATAGGGAAACGCGCTAAAACATTGATGGAGGAGACAGCATAATGGAGTTTTTAGAAGTATGGATACATGCCCCAGATTTATCTGGACATGAACTGATTTGTAGAGTCCCTGAGCCGTACCCCGATACAATATACGATGTAGTAAGGGGTTACGAAAAAGCCCATACTGCATTAACGGAGACAGGATTTAGCGTAGCCGATTTAACAAGTAATAATATATTGAGATGGTGGGAAACAGGCGATATAACAATTACTAACCAAAAAACCCGCGAGCGTTTTAATTATGTTGAAGTACAAGGCGGTTACGGATTAGAACCAATCGAGGAGGCAGTATGAAAAATCATTATTATACAATTAGAATGTACCCTAGTTTGAGCGAAGGTAACAGCCGATCGTTTTTATTACAATATGCCGCGACGAGGCTACAAGCGACTCGAGTTGTCGAATGGTACGAAAAACTATGGTACGAAGTTATCGATAAACAACTCGATCATCTCGATCCTGATATAGGACGCGTGGATATAGAAGATCTGACCGATGACGTTATATTACATAACTGGGAGGGTTGCGAAATATTAGCATTTAGTCGATTCGACGATACCGTACTTTTTTATAGCGACGAGGACAGTTGGTTAGTATACGGCTCACAAAAACGATGGGTCGAGTTAGAAGATGCAGTATGGGTTCCGATGGGCTCAGTATTACGAGGTGAAGCATAATGTTAAAAAGTCATAGAAATGATTATACATATATACGGATAATGACAGCGCCCGCAAGAGATCATATCTACCCAAATAAATCAATATTTCGATTTGTTCCTATTCGAGACATCCCATTCACCAAAATGAAAGACGGGAGCTACCGATGAAGTATTGCGTAACAATCGAATTAGATAGTAAGGCGGAAGCCCACGAAATTATCGAACGGTTGCCACTCGAGCGACCCGTATATCTCAGTGGTACGCGACCGAAAGGTTCATATCCCGTGGACGATTGGGAACGTAAGCGGATCTCACGAGAGAAAAAATATAAACGATAGTCGCGTGCGCTTTGGTACGCTGCTTTTTTCTACTTTGTTCCCCCTATATAATAACTATAAGTTTATAAAGATTTAAAGAGGTTCGCGAAAACAAGCACCACCTAAGATAATAAGAGAGCAAAACGACTCTATCAGCTTAAAGCTAAATAAATAGGTACGGACGGGAAACAATGCAACCAAGGAGAAAGCCCCTAACTACGAAAGTGGTTAGGGGTTATTTTTATGGGCAATAGTCGTTTTACTGCTTTTAATCGCGTGGTAATTCTTAGGTATAATATACGCCTAGCTTTTAAAAGGGCTAGGATTTTAATAACAAAGAAAGGAGAAAGAAATGAAACTATATGAAATATACGCTAACGATAAACTATGGGACGAGACCAGTTGCCCGTTCGGGACTCAGGTATTGAACCGTGAAGCATACGATATCAACATGGGAGAACTTAGTCTTGAAGGATTCAAAGATGAATTAGTGATAGATGAGATTCCCTTCAATGAAAGTAACCAGTCATTGACCGTAGAGATTTCATGGGAAGACGACCAGTGGACCGTGGGTCATGGAGTCAGGGGATTGATATATGTTTATAACGATTATATCTATTATGTAAGGACAACATACAGTCCTGACGGATGTTCTGGATTTACTATGACTCGAGAGCCACAGTTTAACAAAAAGTATTTATAGAAAGGAGAAAGAAATGACTAAATTAATAGATACTAGATTGATTGCGAAACTGATGAAAGAGACAGCTAAAGAATGTGGTATGACTCGATTATATAGTTCGACCGATAATATTTGGTGGGCAAAACACTATAAATTAAAAGAACAAGGAGACATTAACCCTGTGGAAAGTTATCGACGTATAGTTAAAGCTTACGATTTTGTAGCCGATAACTTTATAGAGTTACTCGATTCTAAAGTAAAGGCTGAGGGTTTTGACTTAGCTGATAATGAGATTACTTTTAGTACGTGTCCAACGACTGATAGAGATTGGTGTGCTGAAGAAGAAAAGTACGGGGAATCTCCTTGGAAACACCCAAGTCACCAGACTATATATAAAGACCACAAAATGAAAGGTGGGACGTATGTTAGAATGATTGCTAGTTTTGTCGGAGAGAGAAGATATAAAGGACCACGTTGGTGGGAAAATAAAAGTGACTATTAGAAAAGTCCTATTAGTAGTTTTAGAAAATAAAAAAGTTTTTGAAAAAAGTTTACGAGAACTACTAATAGAAGTAATAAACTAATAGAATCACGTTGAAAGGCTCGTGGACAGTGGATAGTGTGAAACGAAGGAAGTAATAGAATTCTATTGAACTATTAGAAACAAACAGGTAAGAGAAGGAGAGGGCACGAGAAAACTATTTTATTTATTAATTTTCTATTATTATTCTAATAACTCTATTAGAAACTCTGGAGATAAGAATGAAACAGTTGACCTACACTCCACTTGTACCGTCAGAAGATGGTAACTCACTCATCGACGAAAGCGGTAAGAATTGGCAACCCATAAACTCTAAACAAAAAAAGTTTTGTAGAGAGTACGTCAAAGGCATGACAGCTACTGAAGCAGCGATGAAAGCAGGCTACACAAAGGATCGCAAGGGTGCTAAGACACAAGGCAGTGTTCTACTCAATCATAACCCAGTTGTACGAAACTATCTCATTGAGTTGGAAATGTCACTCGCGGAGCGAGATGCAGTTTCCTTGGAGAGCCACCTGTCCACGCTCCACGATCTACGGGAAGAGGCAAAGGACCAAGGTCAGATATCCGCGGCAATCACAGCCGAGGTTCATCGAGGCAAAGCTGGCGGACTCTACATCGATAGACGAGAGATCCTGACCGCGAAGATCGATTTAATGTCCAAAGACGACATACTCACTCGACTCGAAGAGTTGATCAAGAAACGAGCGACCGAGTCAAACGTGATCGAGGGTGAGTTCTCCCAATCCTAGAATCGCTCTACTCTACTCTACTCTATCAAAACAAATCTACTCTATCACTGACTCTACTCGTCCCTGACCCTTACCCTCGCCCAGTCTCAGACTCCTGGATTCCTGGATTCCCGCCCGACAGGACACGAGCCACGAACCACGGAAATAGGACGGAATATAGACGGAACATATATATAAATATTTAATATAATTAATTAGGTAATATTAGTTTATATATGTATAATACACACATGGCACAGACATAAGACCATATAACTAATAAAAGATAATTATGAAAAATAATAACGAAGTGAAAGCAAACACTAAATCAGCTAACCCTTTCAAGCCTACCACTAGCGGCGGCGGTGCTAACCTTAATATGAAAGTTACCATAGGCGCTGATGCTGGTGCAGAGTATTCAAATACTCCGCGTCAATGTCAGGTATTACTTAACTACCTATATGAGTTAGGCGGCACAGCTACACTTAAGCAGCTTAATGAGTTTAGTGAAACTAGCGGCGCTGAGTTTTGGGGCAGAGGTGATGAGATATATAATCAAACAGTATCTAAAATTACTGGGCATTATTTATCTAGGCTTACAGGCGCGGATGAGTGGGAACGTAAGAACCTAAAAGGCAAAGCTGAGATAATTAAAATAGTTAGATAGCTTAACCTCTCTATAAAAAAGGTAGTCTACGGGCTACCTTTTTTTATGCGCGCTATTTAATTAACTTACCCTTACCCTTAAACATACCCTATAAAGCACATAAACGCTCTCTATTAAACAATAAAATACAAGCCTATAAGTAAAGGGGTAACCCCCCTTTTAGTACGCTACCGCGGTACCCACCCGCCCTCCTAGTTTTAGACTCGCTTTTGCATGTATTTTTCAAATTAAAAAAATTTTGCGAAAAAATTTTTCCGAGTTATATTATGACAAACTTGTTGACCACTTAACCACTTTACTATGGCAGACCGAATCACAGACCTCGAACAAGAAATAATGGATCTTGAATACCAACAAGAACAAGCATTATATGAACGCGTCAAAGACGAACCTGGATTACAAGAAGTTTCATTGTTCGCACCTAAGGCTCCTGTCAAAATCCTATCCCAAGCATTTAATACAGGTACATCAAAACTAGCCTCCATGGTTCCGCAACAAGTAACGGAAGCCTTTGCAGGTTTACCGTCACTCATGGCTCGTGGTTCGGGTGAAGGATTTGAACGGTTCGGTAAACGTAGAGGAGCAGGTACGTCCCGCGTAAATCAAAACTTAGATGAATTAATTAGTGACTTTTTTGCGCAAAGCAAAGGGGGCACAGACCTTAGTGACGTTAGCCAATATACATTAGAATTGCTCCGCGCAAATTTGCCCGCGATCCGCGCAGCGGCGGCAAGACAAAAACAAAACCCTAAAGCTGGATTAAATCGAATTATCAAACTAATGGACGAACTTGAATAGTATTTACAAGACGATGACTTTCGAACTAAGATACGCGCTAAAGGAACCATTCATATATTAAACTACTTTACTTATGGAAATCAGAGAAAACTTCCAAAACTTCTTAAATGAATTTTCAGGAAATTTACAAAGGGAAAGCGATAGGAAGTTATCCGAAAATAAAGCCCTAACAGAATACGTACAATCACCAGAAGGTCAACGTGCCTCAACGGCTGTTGGAATGGGGGTCGCTTCGTTGTTACCGATTCCAGGAATGAAAAGAATGTTTGGCACCCGTATTATGAATATGATGAAGCCAACAGCGCCTCCTAAAAGAGAACCTTTTCTTCCTGAAACAAGCCGTAAAATAAAAGAGTATGTAGAACGTCAAAAACTTGCAGATCAAAAAATGATGTTTCAACAAAAACAAATCAGAAACAACATCAGAAACGAACCGCCTTTAGGAACGACTACTAAAAACCCTATGGAAGAAATAGCGGCAAAACGTATATTAGAACAACAAACAAATCGTCGTAATTTTTTAAGACAAAACGTACAAAAGGATCAATCTTTAATTAGCGCAAACGAAGCACCGTCTCCCGAGTATTTTAAAAACATGGCAGAATTAAAGAAGTTAGAAGATCTTCTAAAATAATTTGCGATGGAGCAACGAAAACAAGAATTAAAACCTGCTCTTCCCGAATGGCAACAGTTTCTTTTTAATTTTAAAAACAATCCGCTTACCGCTGTTAACCCTGAAATAGTTAACGACCCAAGTTATCAAAAAATACAGGAAATAGCCAAAACTGTATTTCCTGCAGTAGACCCGAGAGACCCGTTAAATCAAATACAAACAGCCGCATCTAAAGATCCTCGAATAGGGGGGATTATTGCCGCAGCTAAATTACTTAAAAATAAAAAACGAAAAGCACCTGCGGTAATTAAAAAAGATCCAGGAGAACAGTTAGCTAAAAAATTAAATAAAAATGAACTGTATCACGGCAGTCCTTCAACAGGCATTATGGGATCTCTTAAAATACCAAAAGCTAAAGTAGACGAAAGAGCGGGGGATATAACAAGAGGCTCAAGTGGAGGGATATATACTACAACAGGATTATTAGATCCTAGATTAATGCTATATGCTAAAAAACGTAACCAAGAGCTTCCAGGTTCAGTTTATGGCGCTAAACCTAAATTCGAAAGAACATATGACGCACAAAATGTTGATCCCGAAGTAAGAAAATATTTAGAAAACAGAATTATAAGAAAAACCCAGAACCCAGATGATATAAATCGACAAACAGCATTCGGCATCGAACAATTATTAGATATAAATAGTAAATCAAAAAGAGGATTAGGTTATCCAACATATATGGCAAAAGATTTTGCAGATGTGTTTAGAGAGATTAACGAGTTTCGTCCTAATTTAAAAAATTACGATTCATTGTATTTTGGACCAAGAAATAGAATAAGCAGAAAAGCTACAGGAAATTATGATGAATCAGATACCGTAATTTCTTTAAAAGACTTGGACATCCAAAGAGAAATTCCCTATGAAGAAATGGTAGAGCTGTTTGAAAAAGCAGGAAGATACTATCCAGGAAAATATTAATGACCGACGATAAAAGAAAAAAGTTACAACTCTTAAAAGGGATTAACTTAGACCACCTTCATAAATCAGAAGCAAAAGAATTTACGGTTCTTTTAGAAGAACTCGAAAAACGCGACTTCCAAGAAAAATCAACAAGTACCTTTATGGAATTCGTCCGTGCGATCTGGACAGATTTTATAGACGGAGACCACCATAAACAAATGGCAGCGGCTTTTGATGATATAGCATCAGGTAAATTAAAAAGGCTAATAATAAATATGCCGCCTAGACATACTAAATCTGAATTTGCGTCTCATTTGTTTCCTGCGTATTTATTAGGTAAAAACCCTAAATTAAAAATTATAGAAGCAACACATACCGCTGACCTTGCAGTTAACTTTGGACGTAAAGTTCGTGATTTAATTGACGGTGAGGAATATAAAGAATTATTTCCTGAAACAGAATTAAAAGCAGATAGCCGTTCTGCTGGTAAATGGTTAACAAATAAAGGCGGAGAATATTACGCGGCAGGTATCGGAGGCGCATTAGCAGGTAGGGGTGCTGATTTGTTTATTATTGACGATCCGCATTCCGAACAAGACGCTATGTCTGATAAAGCATTAGACGAAGCTTACGAATGGTTTATGTCGGGACCACGTCAAAGGCTACAACCTGGAGGCGCAATCGTAATAGTTATGACTCGTTGGTCTAAAAAAGATTTAACAGGTCGTTTAATTAAGAAAATGTCACAAGACGAAGGAGCAGACCAATGGAAACTAATTGAGTTTCCTGCAATACTGCCGAGTGGCAAATCATTATGGTCTAATTTTTGGTCGCTAGAAGAACTTAATACAATTAAAGCTTCTGTTAGTCCGTCGAAATGGGCTTCGCAATATATGCAAAGACCAACAGGTGAGGGTATATCTATTATACCGAAAGATTGGTTTAAGATTTGGGAACAAGATAAACCACCTTCGTGCGATTATATTATCCAAAGTTACGATACTGCTTTTTTAAAATCAGAAAGAGCTGACTTTACTGCAATAACTACGTGGGGAGTTTTTTATCCTGAAGGTAAAATAGGGGAAGAACATTACAAAGGTGGAGAAGCTCATTTAATTTTAATTGATTGTATAAAAGAACGTTTCGATTTCCCTGAATTAAAAGCTGAAGCTTTACGGTTATATGAATATTGGGAACCTGATACAGTAATTATAGAAGCTAAAGCTAGTGGTATTCCGTTAGTACAAGAATTACGTAGAGTAGGTATTCCTGTAAACACTTTTAGTCCAGGAAAAGGTCAAGATAAGATTGCAAGACTTAACGCAGTATCTCCAATTTTCCAAGACGGAAGGATTTGGGTTCCTGAAAACAGGTGGGGAGAAGAACTTATGGAAGAAGTTTCTGATTTCCCTGCAGGCGAAAACGATGACCTTGTAGATGCGACAACTTTAGCATTAGCGCGGTTTAGGGAAGGTGGATTTTTAAGTCTTTCCACTGATTATGAAGACGAGTACGATTACCCAAGAACGCAAAGGGTTTATTATTAATGAAATAAGTAGTAGAGTTTGTATATATGGCAATAGAAAGATCACCATTTTCAGTAATTCCAGGAACTGAAGAAGACCTAGCAATAGAAATTGAACAACCTGAAATGATGGATTCTCAAAATACGGAAGTGTATTTAGCAGAAGACGGATCCGCTACGATTGGATTTGATCCCGAAGAACAAATTAATTTACAGTTCGGAGAAAACATAGCAGAAGCGCTAGACGAACGTCAATTACAACAAATTGCTAGTGAGTTAGTTGAAAATTACGAAGAAGATCTAAATTCACGAGACGATTGGTTTAATACTTTTAGTAAAGGTTTAGATTTATTAGGGATTAGAGGGGAAGATCGTTCAGAACCATTTGAAGGAGCTTCAGGAGTTCATCACCCAATACTTTCAGAAGCAGTTACACAGTTTCAATCACAAGCTTATAAAGAATTATTACCTGCAGGTGGACCAGTAGACGTAGAAATACTAGGAGTTAGTAACGACGCTAAGTTAGAAAAAGCAAATCGTGTTAAAAACTTCATGAATTACCAAATAACGTACAAAATGGACGAATTTGACCCTGAAATGGATCAATTATTGTTTTATTTACCGTTATCAGGTTCAGCATTTAAGAAAATTTACTATGATCCGTCATTAGGACGAGCCACCTCACGGTTTATTAAGGCAGAAGACCTAGTTGTTCCGTATTACGCAGTAGATTTACTTACTGCACCAAGAATTACGCATGTTATGTACATGACAGAAAACGAAATGCGTAAATTACAAATTTCTGGGTTCTATAGAGAGACATCTATGAGCGATCCAGCCTCAATATCAACTACAGCGCTTGACGATAAGTTTGACGAACTTGAAGGTTTGTCCAGAACAGCGCAAAGTGAAGAATTTACATTGTTAGAAGTACATGTAGACCTTGATATTGAAGGTTTTGAAGATAAAAATGCACAGGGAGAAGAAACAGGTTTAGCATTGCCGTATATTGTTACAATTTGTAAAGATAACAGCGAAGTTTTGGCAATCCGTCCAAATTATGATCCGAAAGACCCCATGCGCAAGAAAATAGAGCACTTCACCCACTTTAAATTCTTGCCTGGACTAGGATTTTATGGATTTGGCTTAATTCACATGATGGGCGGGTTGACCAGATCAGTAACAGCGATATTAAGGCAACTTATCGACGCAGGTACGTTATCAAACCTACCAGCAGGGTTTAAATCACGTGGATTAAATATCCAAAAACATGACGACCCACTTCAACCTGGAGAATGGAGAGATGTGGACGTTCCTGGAGGTCGATTAGCTGATTCATTCCTTCCATTGCCGTATAAAGAACCAAGTGCAACATTAACTAATTTGTTAAGTGTTTTAATTGATTCAGGTAAACAATTTGCAGCAACTATTGAACAACCCACAAGTGACGGGAACTCAGAAGCCCCAGTAGGAACAACTGTTGCTTTATTAGAAAAAGGTCAACGAGTTATGTCCGCAATACATAAACGTTTACATTACGCACAGCGTCAAGAGTTTAAAATTCTTAAAAGAGTTTTTAGCGAATCACTACCTCCCGAGTATCCGTATTCAGTACAAGGTGCTTCTGAAAACGTATTTGCAACAGATTTTGATAAATCAGTAGATGTAATACCTGTAAGCGATCCTAATATTTTTAGTATGACTCAAAGGATAGTTCTTGCACAAACACAATTACAAATGGCACAAGCTGCTCCTGATATCCATAATTTACGAGAAGCGTATAGAAAAATGTATCTTGCTTTAAATATTAAAGATATAGATTCTATTTTGCCTCAAGAAGAAGAAATACCACCTAGAGACCCAATAAGTGAACAACAAGCCTCATTAACAGGAAATCCTATAAAAGCTTTTGAATTCCAAAACCACGAAGCATATATAGCAGCACATAGTTCTTTTTTACAAAACCCAATGACTCAACAAAATCCTGGGGTACTGCAGGCGATAGGTGCGAATATACAAGAACACCAAGCAATGTTGTATAGAATTCAAATTGAACAAGCGTTAGGTCAATCACTACCACCTCTTGATCAGCCAATGCCTCCAGAACTAATGAATGAAATTGCAGTAGCCGCAGCAACCGCAACCCAACAAGTTACAGGTCAGGCACAAGCGATGGCAGAAGCACAAGCGAGAGCACAACAAGATCCGCAACGTGAAATGTTCCAACAACAACTCCAACAAGAACGCGATGAGTTAATGCAAAAAGAAGCAAGCGAACAACGTAGAGTTGAGATGGATATGCAAAAAGCAGGAATCAATGCGCAAATAGAACTTGAAAGAATAGAAGCATCCAGAGATGCAGCAGAAATTAAAACAGCTGTCGATCTTCAAGAACTAGAAATGAAAAACGAAAGAGACGTAGAAAAGAATTTTAACGAACTAGTTAAAACAGTGAAAACCACAACGAGAGAGGAATAGTTATGAGAAGATATTTTGACAATGATGATTATCCAAGCCCTTCATCTAAAAGCTATAAAGCTGAACCTAGTGAACCTTCTGTACAAGACGACACTAGAACACAAGATGTAAAAGCGGGCGAACTAATTACTAAAGATGATAAAGTAGTTGGTGAAAAAGCTAAGATGAAAGCTGGATACGGTCAAACAAAAGGACTTCTTTATTATAAGTACATTAAATAAATAATTAATGGATTATATTAAAGCGGCGGAGCATTTGCTCCAAAAAATACGAAAGAGAAAAGAAAATCTTTCGCAAACACTGGCTACAGGTAGTGTTCAGGATTTTGAACAATATCATAGAGTAGTTGGTGAAATCGCAGGTTTGAATATAGCGGAGCAGGAGATTCAAACTTTAAATAAAAATATGGAGGACATAGATGACTGATACTGTTCCAAATCGAGTAGATAATTTTGGCAGCACTGACATACAACCTGTAGAAAAACAGGAAGTTGGATTAACTGTTGAAACATTAGATTCGCACACGGAAAAATTACCGCACCCCACTGGTTATAGAATTTTAATCCTGCCTTTTGTGGCACAAGCAGTGACTAAAGGAGGCATACATTTATCTAAACAAACGCTAGACAAAGAACGACTAGCAACTGTTGTAGGTTATGTTGTCGAACTTGGACCTGACGCCTACGGAGACTTAAACAAGTTTCCTGATGGACCTTGGTGTAAAAAAGGAGATTGGGTTATATTCGGCAGATATGCTGGAGCTCGTTTTCAAATAGAAGGTGGCGATATGCGCCTTTTAAATGATGATGAAATTTTAGCAAAAATAGACAACCCAGAGGATATATTATCATAAACGTGGAGAAACCATGCAAGAAGAAGCACAAAAAATAGAACTAGAACTTCCTGAAGGAGAAGTTGATATAAGAGAAGCAGATGTAGACGATTCAATCACAACCGTCGAAGAATCTGTAGTTGAAGAGGTTTCTACCTCTTCTGAACAAGAACTAGATGCGATTAGTGATACTGTACAAAAACGTATAGATAAACTAACATATAAAATGAGAGAGGCAGAAAGACAGCGAGATGAAGCTGTTAATTACGCTCAAAACATCCATACGGACAATACTCAGCTAAAAGAAAAGTTAAAGAATTCAGATTCTTCTCTTTTCAAAGAGTACGACAGTAGAGTACAATCGAATATTGAAAGAGCAAAACTTGATCTAAGGGACGCTCAAGAAAAAGGAGATGCCGATGAAATTGCTAGTGCAACAGAATTACTTTCAAGGAGTGCAGCAGAAGCTGAAAACCTTAGAAGACTATCTGCACAGCAAAAAGCAAGACAAACTTCTAATGAGGAAGAAGTTGTCAACCAAGTTCCTAATTTTAACCAACCTGTTCAACAAGCTCAACCAGATCCAAAAGCAGAAGCTTGGGCTAACAAAAATAATTGGTTTGGAGATGATCAAGCGATGACCTACGCAGCATTTGGAATACATAGGCAATTAGTAGAAGAAGGAGTAGATCCCCACACTGATAATTACTACAACCAAGTTGATCAAAAAATTAGGGAATATTTTCCTCAAAAGTTTTCGGAAGAGCAATCTGCACCCGCACAACAGGTTGCAGCTTCTAGCAGAGGTGCTACAGGCAAAAGAAACGTGCGCAAAATAAAACTCACACCAAGTCAAGTAGCAATAGCTAAAAGACTAAATGTGCCACTAGAAGAATATGCGAAGCATATCGAAGGAGTATAAAATGACAGAAGATAATAAAACAGACGTCACCACTGATCGTAACTCACGATCTGCAGAGACACGAGATACACAAACTCGCAGAAAACCTTGGCAACCCCCGTCTATGTTAGACGCACCCGCAGCTCCTCCTGGATACCAACATCGTTGGATTCGAGAATCTGTAAGAGGATCAGATGATAAATCTAATATGTCGAAACGTATTAGAGAAGGATATGAACCTGTGAGAGCAGAAGATTATCCTGATTTTGAAGCTCCTACTATAGAGGATGGAAACAGATCAGGAGTTATTGGAGTTGGAGGTTTAATCCTCGCAAAAGTTCCAGTTGAAACCGCAAATGAAAGAAACGCTTATTTTAAAACACAAACAAGCGACCAACTTAACGGTGTAGACCATAACTATATGCGAGAAAGCGATCCTAAGATGCCTATTAAGGATAGTGATATTCAAAGGTCATCAAAGGTTCAATTTGGTAGTCGACCAGATGAGTCGTCTAAATAATAATAATAATTTTATATAGAGGTATATATTATGGCAAATACTGATGCCCCAAACGGGTTTACGCCAGCATACCACATGTATGGAGGTGTTATTCGTCCGTCTCGTATGAGAATTGCTAGTGCAACTAATGCATCAATCTTTTCAGGTGATGTTGTTTCTTTATCTAGTGGTTACGTAATTCAAGGCACGGCGACAAGCACTCCTATAGGTGTTTTTTATGGTGTATTTTTTACAGCAACTGATGGCACTCCAACTTTTTCTAAAGTTTGGACTGCTGACACGGCTACACAAGGCGGAGCGGATGCCGAAGCTTTAGTTTATAGCGATCCTGGTATCGTTTATGAAGCTCAATTTACTGCAGGTACACCTGCTGTAAGTTTTATCGGCAGCAAGTATACTCTTTCAACTACTGCGGGCTCAACGCTCAACGGTAGATCGAAAGAAGGTGTTACTGCAACAACTTCGTCAGGTATAGCTTTATGTGTAGGCTTTAACTTGTCCCCATCGAATTCGATAGGCGCAAGTGCAAGAGCTTACTTCACATTCCCGACGAATACGTTCGCGGTTTAATTTAGGAGTATAAATAATGGCAATTAATAGAGCACAATTAGTAAAAGAGCTAACTCCTGGACTGCACGCACTTTTTGGGTTAGAGTATGATCGTTATAACAACGAACATGAAGATATTTTCGACACCGAAAGTTCTGAAAGAGCTTTCGAGGAAGAAGTAATGTTAACTGGCTTCGGTGAAGCATCTGTTAAAGGGGAAGGCGCAGGAGTCGTTTACGACACAGCGCAAGAAGCTTGGACAGCACGTTATTCACACGAAACTGTTGCACTAGCTTTCGCCTTAACGGAAGAAGCTATTGAAGACAATCTTTATGATACTCTTTCTTCAAGGTACACAAGAGCCTTAGCTCGTTCAATGCAAACAACCAAACAGGTTAAAGCAGCGAATGTTCTTAATAACGCTTTCAACTCCAGCTTTGTTGGTGGTGATGGTAAAGAACTTTGCGCTACTGATCACCCGACAGTTGCAAACATTGACATGAAAAATGAGCTAAGTACGGCAGCAGACCTTAATGAAACTTCTCTTGAACAAGCTTTGATTGATATCGCAGCTTTTCAAGACGAAAGAGGTCTTAAAATAAATGCACAAGCAACGAAATTAATCATTCCGCCTGCTTTGCAATTTACAGCTGACAGACTCATGGAAAGTCCTGGACGAGTAGCAACCTCAGATAACGATATCAATGCTATAAGAAATATGGGCATGGTTTCAGGAGGATACGCGGTAAATCATTATCTAACAGATACTGATGCGTTCTTTTTAAAAACTGATGTACCTAATGGTCTTAAGCATTTCGTTAGAACACCTGTATCTACCAGTATGGAAGGCGACTTCGAAACTGGAAACGTTAGATATAAGGCTAGAGAGCGTTACAGCTTTGGATTTAGTGATTGGAGAGGAATTTTCGGATCTCCAGGAGCTTAATCTTTACAGTTCTTATTGGAAAAGGGATCTTCGGATCCCTTTTCTTTTTTGATTCGATGATATAGAATGGATTCGAACTAGGGTAATTATAATTAATCTATCGACTGACCTAGCAGACTCGCCAAGACGATAGAATTTTATTAAGGAGACTTAATATGGCAAAATCGACATTTTCAGGTCCAGTCAAATCTTTGACAGGATTTATTTCAGCAGGTGTTGGCAACAGCGTAAGCTTAACAGCAGACACCTCATTAACAGTAGCAGATCACGCAGGAAAAATCTTGTTGTGTAATGATGCAGACGGTAAATTTACTTTACCTTCTATAAATATTTCAGTTCCAACTGATTCAACAGACCCAAACCAGTTAAACAATATCGGGGCTTCTTTCTATTTTGTAATAGAAACAGCAGCTACTGATCTTGATATTTTAACTGACGGAACTGACAAGTTTGAAGGTGCGGTACTTATTGCTGTAGATGACGGAGCTAAAAAAGCTTTTGTTCCAGCAGCATCTAACGATGTTATGACTATGAATGGTTCAACAAAAGGTGGTATTGCAGGGAGTGTTGTAAAGGTTACAGCTATCGATGCAGTAACTTATTTAGTTCATGATTCATTGTTAATTGGTTCAGGAACTATAGTTACACCATTTGCTGACGCTTAATTTAGGAGACTAATATGAGCTCATCAGATGTAAAAGCCTCCGTACCTTTGACTGCTACTGGTCAGTTACAGGGAACCATAGGCACTGGGGCGGGCACAGCGACTAATTTAGGACCACTAAGAGTTCAGTCAGTACAGGCTCAAGCTAGTGCTGCCGATGCTACTATAAAAGTATACGATGGAACAGGTGCTTCTGGAACTAAACTTCTAATGGAATTTAAATTTGGTAGCGCGGCAAACGAATCGTTTGACCACTATCTGCCTAATGACGGAGTTTACTTTAAGAATGGGGCATACGTCGTGTTGGCTAATTGCGACTTCTTTGTTGCTTATCATTGTTAAAATATGGCAACCTCAGGAACTCGTACATTTAGTTTAGATGTAGCGACAGCAATAGAAGAGGCATATGAACTTGCGGGTCTAGAAGCCCGCACGTCATACGATGCCGTAACTGCTCGTCGTTCTTTAAATATCATGTTTGCCGATTGGGCAAATAGAGGTATTCAGATGTGGGAAGTTGTTAAAGTTGAACAAGCTTTAACTAAAGGAGATGAAACATACTCTTTAAATTCTTCTGATATCGATATTTTAGATGCGTACATACAAAAAACAGTAGGAAACACGGTTACAGATTTTTCGTTAAGTAGGATTGATCGTAACGAATATGTAAATATTCCTGTAAAAGCAACAGAAGCTAGACCCACACAGTTTTGGTTAGAAAGATTGATAACCCCTGTTATACACCTCTATCCAGCGCCCGAGAATTCAACCGACAAACTCATTTACTATTCTTGGCAAAGAATACAAGACGCAACCACGTCACTTAATGATTTAGATATCCCAAATAGATTTATGCCTTGTTTGGTTTCTGGGTTAGCTTATTACCTTTGTTTAAAAAAGAACACTCAAAAAATTTCTATAATTCAACCGTTATATGAACAAAATCTTGAAAATGCAATTAAATATGATGAAGATAGGTCTTCGATACATTTAGTTCCAAATAGGAGTTATATTTAATGGCATATGCCACAGGTAAATATGCTAATGCTATTTGTGATAGATGTGGCTTTAAATACCCGTACTTGTCTATGAAAACTGAATGGGATCACACACGAGTTTGTCATGAATGTTATGAACCGAAACATCCACAACTAGACCCTTCTCATCCTCCTGTTGATGCAGAATCTTTGTGGCAACCAAGACCTGATGTTAGTTTACCTCAGGCTCAGTTAGGAAGAGTTACAACTAGAAATCCTTCGGACACGGTAATAAGTCAAAAAGGAACAAACATGATGCGATTCAGAGACGACCCTAATATAGGTAGTAAATTTGTAGGGGAACAAGGATTAGGTGAGTTAGGCGATATCACAGTGGGCACAAGCTAATGGCAGGATTTACTTATAACGGACTAACCACAGCTATCCAAAACTATATGGATAACACTGAAACAACGTTTACAAACACAATACCAACGTTTATCCAACAAGCTGAAGAAAAAATACTAAAATCTGTAGACCTTCCTGTGTTTAGAGAAAACGTCACAGGAACTGGTTCTTCTGGTAATACTTATTTATCAACCCCCACAGATTTTTTATCTCCGCGTAGTTTAGCTGTGATTGACAGCAGCGGTAATTATAGTTATTTATTATTAAAACATGTGTCTTGGATTAGAGACTATACTCCTGCAGCAGCCACGACAGGAGACCCATTGTTTTATGCTTTATTCGACGATAATACTTTTATTTTAGCTCCAACACCAAACAGCAACTTTACATTTGAACTGCATTATTTCTATAGACCGTCCTCATTAGTAGATGCAGGCGGGACAGGAAGCACGTGGCTATCTACAAATGCGTCTAATACTTTGTTATATGGTTCTTTAGTTGAGGCGGCTATTTTTATGAAACTAACCCCCGCAGAAATACAGACATATGATGTTAAATATCAAGAAGGATTAACAAGGTTAAAATTATTAGGTGAATCAAAAGATGTAAGAGACGAAGCAAGGTACGACAGCCTAAGAGTACCTCCTCAGTAACTATGTTAAAAGAACCTATACCGTCGTTACAAGGAAAAAACATAGCTTTAGTAGCCATGGGGCAAAGTCAAATAGATTATCATTTATCAAGAACACATAGTTTAGCTTTTGACGAAATATGGGCTGTAAACGCGATGATTGGAGTTTTACCTGAAATAGACAGAGCTTTTATATTAGATCCTATGTTTCGATTTCTAGACACTGAAGACGCAGGAAGTATGACCCAAATGATGAGAAAATACCTTCCTCAAGCAAAATACCCCGTATATACTTGTGAACTTGACGAAAGAGTTCCGTATGCTGAGGAGTTTCCACTTGAACCTTTAATACAAGATTTAGGCTGTGCTTATTTTAATAATACTGTAGCCTATGCCATAGCTTTTGCATTATGGAATCAAGTCAGTCATCTAACTGTTTTTGGCGTAGATTTTACATACAAAACAAATATGCATTTTGCAGAGTCAGGGAAAGCCTGTTGTGAGTTTTGGTTAGCTAAATGTATGGAAAATGAGATAAATATCTCTGTTGCGCCAAGATCGAACTTGTTAGAAACTAGTACAAACACTAAAGAAAAACTTTATGGGTATCATAGATTAAAAGACCCTACCATTACCTATCAAAAAGAAGGTACAATAAAAACTTGTAAATGGTCGGAGGTAGAGCAGATTAACCAACCCGAACCGCAAATGATAGATAGAAATGATTTACCACCAGAACCAGAGGAGTATTAATGTTTTCACTTAATTCTGAAACAGAAGTTGGCAACCTTGGCGTTGTCACAACCGAGCACAGAGGGCACACTGTAGAAGAAGTTGCAGAAATGGCAACTAAGAGATTAGTTTCTATTAGCGACGAAGCCCCTGCACCCATAAGGGCACAAGCACATGCTTTTAGAGAAGCATGCAAAAAAGTTGTTATTTATTATATGCACGAGGCTGTAAAAAACCATGTATGTACAATATGTAATGAATTAGAAAAACAAGGTCAACACGACCTAGCAAATATTATTAGGAGACTATAATGGCGATAACACAAGCAATGTGCACTAGCTTTAAAAAAGAACTATTAGAAGCAAAACATAACTTTCTTGCCTCAGGTGGTAATAGTTTTAAACTAGCGTTATACACAAGTTCTGCAACCATGACTGCAGCTACTACAGCGTTTACAACTACAAACCAAGCATCTGGAACAAACTATACTTCAGGGGGAGCTGCCTTAACTAATGTTAATCCATCATCTTCAGGAACAACAGCGTTTACTGATTTTGCAGATTTAACATTTGGAACAGCAACAATTACTGCAAGAGGTTGTATGATTTACAACGATACTGCATCGGGGGATCCCGCTGTAGCTGTGTTTGATTTTGGCGGAGATAAAACATCTACTGCAGGAAGTTTTACTATTCAGTTCCCAACAGCAGACGCTAGTAATGCAGTAATAAGAATAGCGTAAATAGCCTATGGCTAACGTAACGGGCTGGGGTCGCGGAACCTGGGGTTCTGGGGCTTGGAGTGAAGAAGATCCTGTTGTAATAACAGGGTTAGCGGGCACTTCTGCGTTAGGCAGTTTAACGGTAACAGGACAGGCTAATGTAACCGAAACTGGTGTTGCTGGAACAGGTGGTCTAGGCTCTCTCACTATAGCCGCTGCTGCAAACGTTTCTGAAACAGGTGTTAACGGCACAGGAGGAATCGGCTCATTAATAGCTACGGGAGCTGCTAACGTAGTCGAAACAGGTCTAGCTGGAACAGGTGGTTTAGGATCTCTAACAGCTACAGGTATTGCAAATACTTCTGTGACTGGGATCGCAGCTTCGTCTGGGTTAGGATCTCTAACAGCTACGGGAGCTGCCACCATAACCGAAACAGGTTTAGCAGCAACAAGTGGTTTAGGCACTTTAACTCCTACAGGTGACGCTAATGTAGTCGAAACAGGTGTAGTAGGAACAACAGCTTTAGGTAATGTGATTACCGCAGGAGCTGCAATAACAGGTGTTTCAGGTGCTGCTTCTACAATAGCATTGGGTGAAGAAACTGTAACATGTGATGCTAACGTATTCCCAACAGGTGTTGCGGCTACTACGGCTTTAGGAAGTGTAGCTACAGTTACAGATAACGTATTTAGTATCACTGGTCTTGCAGGAGCAGGTGCAGTAGGAACAATAACTACTACAGCTGCTGCTGTAGTAATACCCACAGGGGTAGCAGCTTCGGGAGCAATCAGTCAAATACTTGTTTGGGGGAAAGTAGATGATTCCCAAAATGCTGATTGGTCGGGAATAACAGATACTCAAACCCCTAATTGGACGAGCATTTCTGATTCTCAGACTCCAGGATGGGAAGAAGTTGCTTAACTAATATGAAAAAAGAGAATATAATCAAAATGTACGGAGAATACTAATATGGCAAGCACATACGTAAATGACCTTAGACTTAATGAAATGGCGACAGGTGATGCGTCAGGAAGCTGGGGAACAGTCACAAACACCAACTTAGAGTTGATCGGCGAAGCTTTAGGCTTTGGCACAGAAGCAATAACCACCAACGCAGATACGCATACATCTACAGTAGCAGATGGAGCTACAGACCCAGTAAGGGCGATGTATGTTAAATATACAGGCACATTAGATTCAGCTTGTACAATTACTATTGCACCTAACACAATCAATAGGATGCAATTTATAGAGAACGGAACAAGTGGTTCTCAAAACATAGTAATTTCACAAGGCTCTGGAGCTAACGTAACGATCGCTCCTGGTGATGCAAAAGCAGTTTACCTAGATGGTGCTGGTTCAGGAGCAGCAGTAACAGATGCTTTTGCTAGTCTTTCTGTAGTAGACCTAAAAGTACAAGACGATTTAACAGTTACAGATGATGCCTCAGTAGGTGGTGATTTAGCCACAACAGGTGCTTCTACAGCAGCCAGTTATAATGGCATAACCAGTAAGACCTTTGGTACATCCTCCATAATGATTGGAGACAATGCGACTGGTACTATAGATGCTGCTAACTATAATGTTGGATTAGGTGTAGATGTTTTTGCAGCTTTGACTACTGGAGACTATAACACTGCTGTAGGTTTTAGTTCTTTAAAAGACCTTACAACAGGAACTCGTAATGTTGCAATGGGTGATTCTACTCTTGAAAATAATACTACAGCTAATGATAATACTGCATTTGGTTCTGCTGCTTTATATTTAAACACTACAGGAAATAACAACGTAGCAGTAGGTGCAGCAGCTTTAAATGGAAATGTAACAGCACATAGGTCAACCGCCGTAGGTTACGAAGCTTTAAAAGTTTCTAACGTATCTGGTAATTCAAATGCTTCTAACACCGCAGTAGGTTTTCAAGCAGGACTTTCTACAACTACAGGAACTGCAAATGTTTTTATAGGTTCACAAAATGGAGATGCAAATACCACAGGAAGTAACAACACAGCCGTAGGTTTAGGTGCTTTATCTGATAACACCACAGCAGCTAACAACGTAGCCGTTGGTTTTCAGTCTTTACTAGCAAATACGACAGCAGCAGATAATACGTCTGTGGGTTCACAAGCTTTACTAGCAAACACAACTGGTGCTTCAAATACCGCAATCGGTAGAGCAGCCTTACAAGCAAACACTACAGGTGGTACTAACACCGCAGTTGGTGCAGTGTCCTTAGACGCTAACACAACAGGTGCGGCAAACACGGCTCTTGGTAATGCGGCATTAGGGGCTAACACGACTGCAAATGCAAATACAGGAATAGGCAATAATGCTTTAGTAGCAAATACAACGGGTGCTGCTAATTCTGCTGTAGGTAGTGGTGCTTTAGCCGCAAACACCACAGCATCTAACAATGTAGCAGTTGGCTATAACTCTTTAACAGCAAACACTACAGGTGCAAATAACGTAGCAGTTGGTTCTCTTACTTTAGATGCTAATACTACAGGTTTAGAAAACACAGCAGTTGGTCAAGGTTCTATGTCAGGAACCACTACAGGTAGTT